CCCCACTCCCCGCCCTATATGTATATCCGTCACTCTCAGAACAAGGTCAATTTTTTGATGTCTAGTATGTACACAATAACCTTGTAGTTTAAATTTTACACCCCGGGGCTTCTCTTGACAATCCAAAAATTTTCTAGCTATTTTTTATAGACACTGGTTAAAAAACCATGGTACATTCCGCCCATGAACAATTCCATCAATGCCGATCAGGTGTTGCGCGAACTTGCACTTGCTGTTGCTAGAAATACCGTGGGGGCTGCACGCCCTATTGCGGAGATTCTTGCAGGTGAAGGCTTGACGCAATCAGAGTACGATGCTATCTCTGCGAACCCACAGTTCAAGAGGTATGTGGACAGCTATACCAAGGAAATGCAGGAGAGTGGCTTCTCATTTGCTGCTAAGTCCCGTATTCTTGCAGAGGATTTGCTGCCTACGGCGTACCATATGGTGCGAGACCCTGACACACCAGCGGCTGTAAGAGCAAAAATCATCGAAAACTTCGTTGAATGGGGTGATTTGAAGCCTAAAAACAGTGCAATTTCGACTGCTGGCCCGGGTTTTTCAATCACAATTAACATCCCAAGCACTGCAAATTCAGCTAAACAGACCCTTGTTTTAGAGGCTGAAACCCCTGAAATTGACGTAAAAACGTTAAAAATTGCCGAATACGCCCCGATTTTGCTGGTCGAAGACGAAAACTACGAGTACGCAGGGGATGACTACTTATGAGTGTTAACTACACCCCAGTACAGTCTGTAACCCCATATCTTCTCTCTGATAAGTTTCAGTCATTCATCGTAGGGCCAGTGGGTTCAACAAAAACGACAGCGTCCTTGATGAAGATTCCCATCGAGGCTCGCAAAGTCGCAGCATGCGCGGACGGTATCCGACGCTCCCGTTGTGCAGTGGTTCGTAACACACGTCAGATGTTGCTTGACTCGACCATTAAAGATTTTCTTGGCTTGTTCCCCGAAGGACAAGCTGGTATTTACCATAGGACAGAACTGCGCTTCACGCTACGCTTTGACGACGTGGAGTGTGACGTGCTATTCAGGGGTTTGGACGACGCCAACGACGTGCGTCGCCTTTTGTCATTACAGCTTTCGTTTGCCATGGTGGACGAGGTGCGTGAGATAAACTCAGACGTGTTCGACGCGTTGACAGGTCGTCTAGGTAGATACCCCAACGGCATGATGGTGCCACACCGCACACAGTGGGGAGTGGATGATAAGGGTAATCCCGTACAGGGATGCGTGGATGACTACGGTGTGCAACAGAAGAAAGTATGGGGCGCGACCAACCCGCCGGACATGGACACACACTGGGAGCAGTATCTCACCAGCGCAGACCCTGAGAAAGTTCACGTGACGATCCAACCGAGTGGTCTCAGCGAAGAGGCAGACTGGGTGCAGCACTTGCCGTCTCACTACTACGAGGACTTATGCGAGGGTAAGAGCGAGGATTGGATAGATGTGTACGTGCACGGTAAGTGGGGCAGGTCTCTGTCGGGCACACCGGTTTACCAGAGGACGTTCACACAAGACTTCCACGTGGCCAAGGAACACATCAAGCCCATACAGAACGCGGATTACCCCATCACCATAGGGATTGACTTCGGCCGCACGCCAGCGGCAGTGTTCATGCAGCGTGACCCACGCGGGCGCGTGCTGGTGCTCTCCGAGCTTACCAGTGAGAACATGGGCATCGAGACGTTTATCTCCACGCGCCTGCAGCCGCATATCTCCAACACATACCCCGGGTACCAGTTTATTGCGGCACCTGACCCCGCTGGATTTATGAAGCAGCAGCTAAACGAGATGACGCTCGTAGACGCGCTAAAGAACGCAGGGTTTAAATGCGTGAAGCCCCCGACGAATAAGCCGGAGCTACGGATTCAGGCAGTCGAGCGCCTGCTGGCTAAACAGATTGAGGGCAAAGCGATGTTTCTGATTGACCCTCAGTGCACGTCGCTCGTAACGGGTTTTCGCTCAGGCTACCGCTATAGGGTTAAGAAGAACGGGGAATTGGAAGACAGCCCTGATAAGAACGAGTCGAGCCACGTGCATGACGCACTGCAGTATGGAGCGTCTGTCATAGACATGAACATCAGAGGGTTTGGACTTGATGTGAAACGTAGAGAAATTAAAAAATCATCGTATGCATACACTTGACCACTTGACAGTGGGCGGTACAATGCGGTAACTCTTGGAGATGACTATGCCTTTCTTTTACCCGTCCACCACGTCTGAAAACACCAATGAGCCGTTTGAGCTTCAGGTAGCCCGTAATCAGATCGCTGGCCATAAAGCCTTATTTAAGTTCGGCATCAACGGTGATGTCGGCACATCCGTAGAAACAGTTTGGGCACAAGGCGGAACGTATGCATACCCCGCTTCTGCCACTGTAATGAAAATCTCTAGCTCAAGTGCAGACGATACTTCTGCTGGAACTGGCGCAAGAACAATTGCTATTTTTGGTCTTGATGCAAATTACAACGAAATTAGCGAGTCTGTCCTATTAGATGGGCAAACAGCAGTCAATACTGGCAACAGTTACTTGCGTATTTCTCGTATGTATGTAACCACCGCTGGTTCTGGTGCAACTGCCGTAGGAACTATCTACGCTGGCACTGGCACTGTTACTTCGGGCGTACCAGCAACTGTATACGGCATGATTGCTATTGGTGCAAACCAAACGCAAATGGCATTTTGGACTGTACCCGCAGGTTATACCTTGTATTTAATGGGAACTTTCTTTACATCTGCAAACTCAACCGCAAACGCATCAACCAACTTTCAATTGATTCAACGCCCATTGGGTGGTGTGTTTAGAATACAAAGTTCAGCGCGTACCCCCGGCAACGGAGACTTCGTGGTTGATCTGCACACACCGCTTGCTTTTGCTGAAAAGACAGACATTGAAATTAGGGCAATTGCTTCAGCAGGAACTTCTAATGTGTCTGCTGAGTTTGAGGGCATCTACATAGCCGGTGCTACGGCCCCCGGCCCCGGAATCCCAAGGATTTAAGGACATCTCATGGCTTCAGGCATCGCACTCATCCCAGTAGCTCGTTCCCGCGATTTGGAACGGGAATCCCAGAAACGCAACACAGAGATGCAGGCTACGCCTGTTATCCAAGGGTTGGCTGCGCACGCACGAAAGCGCTGGGAGTCTGCTCGTGAAGCCAAACGAACAATTGAAGAGCGCATGCTTGATTGTCTACGGCAGCGTAACGGTGAATACAATCCTGACAAGTTAGCTGAGATTAAGCGTCAGGGCGGCTCAGACATTTACATTAACTTGACCTCTGTGAAATGCCGCGCTGCTACGAGCTGGCTGCGTGATACGTTGCTTGGTACAGGTACAGATAAACCTTGGAGCCTTGAGGCAACGCCAGAGCCAACACTGCCGCCTGAGTTAATTAATGAATTGATGGCTAGCATGCAGCAGCAGTTGCAGGCAGTAATGGAGCAAGGTGGACAGATTCCTGATCCAAACCAACTTCGTGAAAATGCACAGCAGATGAAAGACGCGGCTATGCGCCGCCTGCGCGAAGAAGCTAATGAGCGTGTTGATCGCATGGAATTGAAGATGGAAGACCAACTCATTGAGGGTGGTTGGACAGATGCGCTAAATACATTTCTTGATGACGTTGTTACTTTTCCGTATGCCGTTCTTAAAGGCCCTGTAAAGCGTAAACGCAAAACCATGGCATGGCAGAACGGAGAGCTTGCGCCTTCCGAAGAAATTACCAACGAGTGGGAGCGTGTTGATCCGTTTATGTTTTACTGGGCTCCATGGTGCTCGGATGTACAAGAAGGATTTATCGTTGAGCGTCACCGCATGACGCAAGAAGATTTGCAAGCTCTGATTGACGTGCCGGGCTATAACAACGACGCAATTCGTGCCGTGCTTAAAGACTTTGACTACGGCAATTTAAACGAATGGTTGTGGACAGATAGTGCGCAGGCTACGGCTGAAGGCAAAGACACAACGCAAACTATTTTTACAACTGACCTGATTGATGCGTTGCAGATGTGGGACAGTGTAAAGGGCAGTGACTTGCTCACTTGGGGCTTGTCTGCAAAAGAGATTCCCGATCCCGATTTGAGCTACCCATGCGAAGTGTGGTTGGTAGGCTCTACCGTGATCCGCGCCGTGCTAAACTACGACCCTCTGGGTCGCAAACCATACTACGTTACTTCATACGAGAAAGTGCCCGGAGCCGTTGCTGGTAAAGGCGTTGCGGACTTGTGCCGTGATTCCCAGAACATGGTGAACGCTTCAGCTCGTGCTTTAGCAAACAACATGGGTATCTCCTCTGGCCCGCAGGTGGGTGTGAATGTTTCGCGCTTACCGCCCGGCGAAGATATCACTGAAATGCACCCATGGAAAATCTGGCAGTTTCAGAGTTCTGAGTTTAATGACGGCTCACAGCCGCTAACGTTTTATCAGCCAAACAGCAACGCCAATGAGTTGATGGCAGTGTTTGAGAAGTTCTCTGCCCGCGCTGATGAAGACACCATGATTCCTCGTTACATGACTGGCGAGAACACACCCGGCGCAGGACGTACATCATCTGGCTTGTCCATGTTAATTTCTAACGCTGGTAAAGGCATTAAGCAGGTTATTAGCAATATTGACCGCGCTGTCATCGTCCCATCAATTGAGCGTTTGTACCAAGACAATTTGCGTTACAGCAAAGACCCAGACTTGATCGGCGACGTCAAGGCCGTGGCCAAAGGCGCAAACAGTTTGGTGGTCAAGGAAGCCGAAGCTATCCGCCGCAACGAGTTCCTGACTCTGGTGCTCAACAGCCCTGTTGCACAACAAATTGTTGGTATGGATGGCGCTGCCGAACTCTTACGTGAGCAGGCTCGCAACCTGAGCGGCAACGTTAACCGCATTGTTCCTGATCGTCCTACACTGACAGCTATGCAAACTTTGCAGCAGCAAAACGCGCAGCTTCAAGAACAGTTAGCAATAATTGCAGGCGAACTTCAGGGCGGCGCACCGGGCGCTCCCGGTATGACACAAGGCCCTGCTCCACAAAATACGCTACCTGATGGAAGTCAAGTAGGCGGGCGCGAAGGTAACATGATGTCACCACGCCCTAACGGAATTTAAAAACTTTTGTTGACTGTTTAAAAGAGCAGTGGTATAAAATCAACATATGAAGATTTTTATAGGCCAAAAGCCCGATCGACAGCATGTGCAAGCGTTATATCGTTGCAAGCTAGAAGAACACGGTGCTCTATTGGATTTGTTTCGTAAGAAACTTGAGGAGACAAAAGACTCCTTGATTCTTGCAGAAGATTCAGTACGAATACACCGACTTCAAGGTCGCGCTGAGGTCTTAGCAGATTTTCTCGAGGCGGTTGAAAAATCGCACGAGATTTTCGACCGGGTCAAATGACCCGATTTTTGTAGTCCTAGCAAACCATTATGTTGGACGGCACACCGGTAACCCCGACGCCCGAAATGCAGAGTTGGCGCTTTAAAGGAAATTTAAAATGGCATTGCCTAAGCAAGTAGAAGCTCAATTACGTGAATTGGAACAGATCGAAAAACAAATAGCTGAGAGTCAAAATCCAGCGCCCGCTGACCCGGAGCCGCAATCTAAGGACAATCCTCCAGCTGAACCTTCGACACCTGAGCCTCCCACGCAACAGCAAGTACCTGTTGAATCAAAGCCAGAACCGACAGAACCAGCTATCGCTGAAGAAACATGGCAAAGTCGCTATATCGCCCTAAAAGGCAAATATGACGCCGAAGTGCCACGCTTACACGCCGACGTGCGGGAATTTAAGGCCCAACTGGACAAACTCCAAAAAGCCGTAGAAACCAAGCCAGTCGAGACGAAGAAGCCTGCAGTTGCTGAGAAGTTGGTTACGGATGCTGATGTTCAAGCATTTGGTGAGGACTTAATTGAAGTCCAACGCAAGGTTGCCCGCGAAGTGGCAGCAGAGTTTCGAGGTGAGCTCGATGCTATGAAAGCTGAGAATGAGAAATTGCGCGAGCAGTTGAACACGACCGGTACTCAGGTATCTGAAGCAAGTTTTGAGCAACGTCTGTACCGTATGGTGCCAAACTTTGAAGCAGTTAACGCCGATCCCAAGTGGATTGCGTGGCTGAACGAAGTTGACCCGTTACTCAGAGCGCCACGATCCACTGTTGCGCAGCAAGCGTTTAACCGAGGCGACGCCGAAGGAGTTGCGCACTACGTAACGATGTTCCAACAGAGCATTGCCCCCGTAGAAAGCAAAACAGATAAAACTGACGAACTTGAACGTCAAATTCAGCCAAATCGTGGTGCCTCAAGCGCCCCTAGTGCCTCTCCAAAAGGCAAGGTCTACAGCAACGCGGACATTGAAAAAATGTTTCGTAGAGCAACAGACTTGGGAACTAAAGGGCAAATCGACGCGGCAAAGAAACTTGAAGCTGAAATTGATGCTGCATACATGGAAGGTCGCGTAGTTGCGTGATCCGTGTTACAGCGTTGAAACCCAACCTGTTATTTTTTAGGAGGCCAAAATGGCTGCTGTATATCCCGTCCAAGCTCCGTTTAATACGAGCACATCGTACTCCGGTGCGTTTATCCCCACCCTGTGGTCTGGCAAATTGCTGGCCAAGTTTTACCAAAACACAATGTTGTCTGAAATCGCTAACACCGATTACGAAGGCGAGTTGAAGAACCAAGGCGATACCATCCGTATCCGTTTGGCTCCTTCAATCAGCATCTCTGACTACACTGTTGGCCAGAACTTGTCTTACGAAGTCCCCACTCCTATCTTCCAAGATATGCAAGTGAACAAGGGTAAGTACTTCGGCGTTCAAGTAAACGACGTTTTGTCATACCAGTCTGACATGAACTTGATGAACATGTTCACAGAAGACGCTGCCAAGCAGTTGAAAATTTCTATTGAAAACGAAGTTTTCTTCAACAACATGGTCACTGAAGGCCCTGCTGCTGCTAACGAAGGTTCTGGTGCTGGTGCTATCTCTGCTGCCTACAACTTGGGTACAGACACAGCTCCTATCGACCAAGCCACTCCTGAGAACGTGCTCAAGGGTATTCTGCGTATGTCCACAGTGTTGGACGAGCAGAACGTTCCTGAAGATGGCCGTTGGTTGATTATCAGCCCCTTCGACCGTCACCTGTTGATGCAATCTAACATCGCTCAAGCCTACTTCACTGGCGACGCTCAGTCGACCATCCGTAGCGGCAAGATCGGTATGTTGGATCGTTTCACAGTTTACGTGTCTAACTTGCTCCCACGCGGCGCAGCAGGTAAGGCTTTGGTGGCTGGTTTGACTGCTCCCTCTACTGGCGCTACTTTGGCTGACGCTAAAGCCCGTCGTGTCATGGTTGCTGGCACCAAGGCAGCGATGTCTTTTGCCATGACTGTAAACAAGACAGAACCTTTGCGTAACCAAACAGACTTCGGCGATATCGTCCGCGGTTTGGCTGTCTACGGTCGTAAGACTGTTAAGCCTGAGGCTTTGGTTGTTGCTCAAGTCGGTACAACCTAATAAACTGGGGGCTTCGGCCCCCGTTTTTAACTTTTATTTTGGAGATTTAAAATGACTTATTCAACTCAATTTGGTCGTGCGGTTGGCGGCTATGAAGCTGCAACAGCTGGTACTACTCAAACTCAAGCCGGTGCTACTGCCTTGAATTCTGCTATCAACTACGTTACAACTGGCAACGCCAGCGACGGCGTTAAGTTGCCTACAGGCTACGGCCTTGGCGAAATCGTTTATATTGTTAATAGTTCTGGTGTTGCATTAAACGTGTATCCCAATACTGGCGGCAAAATTAACAACGGTTCTGCTAATGCTGCTAAGGCTTTGGCCGCTAACATGTCTGGTGCTTACATCAGCTTAGGTGACGAAAACTGGGGCGCTGTTCTTAGCGCCTAATCGGTGGCACAATAAAGGGGCTCTTCGGAGCCCCTTTTTTAATAGGAGATTTTTATGAACGTGATCGACCTTACGACTCGCCTTGGTGGTGAGTTTCTTGCAAACAAAGCCCGTGCTACTGTTGACGGGAAAATTGTTATTCTTGCTCGTTTAGTTGAGCACGATTGGGTGTACACAGAAGAAGGCCAGACTTTGGCTAATTTGCAGTCTAATGTTGATGAAACAAAAACACCATCAAAGTCTCGCAAAAAATCTACTGAACTGGTAGAATCCGTTGAGGCAGCGCCTGAACCTGAGATTACCGAAGTTCCCGCTGAGCCTCAGATCGAACTGTAAGGTACGTCATGAAAGCTCTTAGTGCTTTTTATTCGCGCATTCTGCCCCACTTGCCCGGTTGTCCCGAGCCGGTGGTGGATCAAATGTTGCTGACATCCGCTATTGAGTTTTGTGAAAAATCGCAGGTTCTCAGGCAGAACCTCGATCCATTTTCTACTGTTGCCGACATTGGTGAATACGACTTAGATAGCCCATCTGCGCAACTAATTATTAGTCGTGTTCTTGGTGTTACTGCTGACGGCATTCCTCTTGTCGGCGACATGGCCGAAAGTTTTCCTAGGTACTTACCCGTAGATTCTGGCATCCCTAGTTCTTTTTATGTCGACCGTACAGACTCACAGTTTGTTCTTCGGCTTTTGCCAACCCCAGATGATGTTTATAGACTGGTAACGACAGTTGCGCTGCGCCCAGCTATGACAGCTACGCAGCTCGAAGACGACTTGTATAACCGTTGGATCGAGCCCGTTGTGTCGGGAGCAATCTACAGGGCGATGCTTCTTCCAGATCAGCCTTTTACTAACTACGCCCGCGCTTCGCAGGTGCAGATGGAAACGGCTCGTCACATTACAAACTCTCGTATAGAGGGGAACTACGGCCATGTTCGTGGTTCTATGCGCGTTCGCTCACGCCCATTTGTGTAAGGCTATAAATGACTACTTCCGCACAATCAGTTTTACTTCGGGTCGTAGGAACTTTGCAGGATGCGTCCGCTGTTCGCTGGGCAACAAACGAGCTTGTACGCTACCTTAACGACGGCCAACGAGACATTACTGTCTACCGCCCTGATGCCACTGCTACGACCGCTACGCTTACTTGTGTATCGGGTACAAGGCAAACCCTGCCTGCTGCGGCATCTAAGCTCATAGACATTGTGCGCAATGTAGCTACGACAAGCGATAAACAAGTGGTTCGCAAAGTTAATCGCCAAATGCTTGATTCAATAAGCCCCTCGTGGCACGTTGCAACTGCTAGCGTTAACATCTCAAACTACATGTACGACCCCATTGATCCTAGGGTTTTTTATGTGTATCCGCCAGCGACTACGTTGGCTCAGCTCTCTACAGTCTATTCAGCGTACCCAACTGACATTACCGAGCCTGCTGACAACGCAGTTTACACGGCAGTGAGTGGTAATATAAGTGTTGCTGATGTTTTTGCTAATGCGCTTGCGGACTACATTTTGTTTCGTGCGTTCAGCAAAGACGCGGAGTCTTCAGCAAATGCAAGTCGTGCTCAGGCGCACTATGCCCTCTACACAACGGCGCTTAGCACTGAGCTAAGAGGTACAACTTCTATTGCCCCAAGTACATCTGGAGCTCCAAACCATGGCTGAAAAAATTAAACTTGTCCAAGGGGACACTCGCCCTAATTTGGTAACTACGCTAACAGACTCGACAACTGGCGAGGCTATCAACATAACTGGCGCTACTGTTTTGCTTAAATTCCGTGCGGCTGGTGCAACTACTCTGCAATCTACGCTTACGGGGTCAGTTACCAATGGCGCTGGCGGTGTTGTAGTATTTTACTGGTCAGACGATCCGACATCCCTTAACGGCGCTGCCGGAGACTACGAAGGTGAAATTCAAATCACTTTTGCAGATACAACAATCCAAACAGTTTACGAACTGTTGAAATTTAAACTTCGTCAGGATTTCTAATGGCGACCTCAAGCATCTCTGCGAATGGAGTTTCCGCTGCAGTTGCTTATGAGCTTTTAACGGCCTCTACAACGTCCGCGGTAGCGCAAGCTAGTATCTCGGCAGTCTCGGCTGGGTTTACGCTGTCTTACGCCGTTTTGGCGGCTTCTGCAGCCCTTGACGAGTTAGGTCAGAACAAGAAGATTCGCGAAATTGTTACAGTCCCCGAACAGGTTATTCGATCTGTTGGGCTGGTTAAATCTGAAACCGTTGTAACGACAGATGATATTGACCGCGCTATTACTAAAGTACTAGCAAATTCTGTTACTGTTACCGAAGTTATTAGCATTGTCAAAACAACGCTTCGAACGCTGAGTGACTCTGTTACGCCTGTTTCTGCTGTTGCAAAAGAAGCTGGTAAAAATCTAGGGGATACGGCTACTGTTACGGAAGACTCCGTTTTTGCGATCAATAAAGTTCTGACAGATGCGTTTGGTCTAAACGACGGCGCTGATGTGGGGGATGGGTCAACTTACGCTTTTCAGAAATACATCAACAATGTTGCGTTTGTTGCGGAAGCAATGGCGCGTAGTTCGACTAAACCTTTGACGGATAGCTTTGGGCTAACGGACGCAACGGCGTTGCAAGTTTCTAAAGTGCTCTCAGATGCACAGGCTTTCCAAGACAACGTTACCTTTAGCGTTGATAAAGTCTTGTCTGATTCTTTTGCGACTATAGAAGGGCTTGTCCGCGGTATTGATAAAAATCTTACCGATACAAACGCCATTACAGACGCCCGCTTTTTTGACATAGCCAAGGTTTTGACAGACACTTTAGGTGTCTCAGACGAAAAAGCCCTGACTGTTGCGAAAGCTTTATCCGACGCATTTAGCACAAGTAGTGCAACATTTACTAGCTTTAGTAAAGCACTTGCGGATACACTAACGTCTGTTGACGTTGTTTCTGTAGCGTTCTCTAAAACGTTATCGGATACAACCGGGACGGCGGATGCCATAGCTTTGACGCCATCGAAAGTGGTAGCAGACACTCTGGCTTTTTCGGAGTCTGGTTCGGTGATCTCTCAAGGATACTGTGACTTGACATATTTTGAAGCTGATTACGTCGGTGAGTACCGCACATTTGCATAGGAGATTACGATGATTCAAGAAACCATTAAAGCTACAGGTAAACTAAACATCAAACTGTTTGGCCCCGATGGCACAATCAAAGAAGATAAAACCGTCCCCAACATTGTTGTAACAACAGGTAAGACATTTATCGCTGCCCGCATGGTTGGCACACCTACAGCAATGAGCCACATGGCCATTGGTTCTGGCGATACTGGTAGTCCTGCAGTTGGCGATACTACTTTGCAAACTGAATTGGCTCGAGTGTCGTTGACTTCAAGTGCATCCGCTGGAGCAATTGTGACTTACGTTGCGTCTTTTGGTGCTGGTACTGGTACTGGCGCGGTAGTTGAGGCAGGTATTCTTAACGCTTCTTCCGCTGGCACATTGCTTTGCCGTACAGAATTTGCGGTTGTCAATAAAGGCGCAGATGACTCCATGAGCATTACTTGGACAATCACTGTTAGCTAAAATTTGATGTTGAGTTCGGTACCGGAGAAAAATCTATGAGCACCATTGTTCTACGCAGTGTTAAGGGCACGCCCCTGACTAACACAGAGGTTGATACCAACTTCAGTAATTTGAACACGGACAAACTAGAAGCCGCGACATCAGCTACGCTTACCAACAAGACTATTAACCTGACAAGCAACACGTTAGTTGCAACATCTGCTCAACTCTTGGCGGCTATCACTGACGAGACCGGTACAGGCTCATTAGTCTTTGCGACTTCTCCGACATTGGTGACACCAGTTTTGGGCGCAGCTACAGGAACATCATTCCAAGGCATTATTGGTAATGTGACCCCTGCTGCGGGTAACTTCACAACCCTTGGTGCATCCTCTACAGCTACGCTAAACACACTTGCTTCTAGCGGTGCTACTCTTACAGGTGGAACTATCAATGGCATGACTGTGGGTGCTACTACGGCATCTACTGGTGCGTTTACTACGCTGAGTGCTGGCAATGGCATATCGTTTTTCAATAACCTCGATTCCAATATCATGTTGCGAGTAGGAGTGGGGATAACCTCTACCCTTGGTACGGGCGAAGGGCTTGAGTTTTCCTTCACGGCTCCGACAGCAAAAATCCTATCGTACAACCGAGCCACGAGTGCATACAAGAACATTTTTATAGATGCACTTACTCAAACATTTGGGATTAGCGGCACAACACAACTAACCCTCAACTCCTCAAGCCTTTATACGGCTAGTGGAATCAATGTAGGTATTGGTACAAATAATCCTACTGTTAGATTACAAGTCAACCAAACAACTGGAACTAACGGCATCCGTATTCTTTCAAGCAATGCAACAACACAAAATATGTTGCAGTTTTATCACGATGATACCAAAGCAGTTATTGAAACAAGTTATTTAGGTAGCGGTGCGTTTAAAGATTTAATATTAAATTCTCAAGGTGGAAATGTAGGTGTAGGAGTTAGTCCAAGTGCTTGGAGTGGATTTACTTCGCTTCAAGTAAGTTCGGGTTTTGCGGCATGGTCATCGGGCGTTGCAAATGCGCGTATGAACGCTAACACTTACTACAACGGTGGTTATAAATATATTGGCTCTGGTACTGCAACTATGTACGAGCAAGACGGCTACCACGCTTGGTACACCGCAGGGTCAGGCACAATAGGAAATCCTATTTCCTTTACTCAAGTGATGACTCTTGGAAATGGTGGATTCTTAGGAATAGGGCCTACAAACCCTGCTTATAAGTTAGATGTGCGTAGTGCTGAACAAATTGGTATTTACTACAAAACAAGTGGTGCTTATGGTGCAATTGCTTCAGATAATACTGGCACTACTGGTGGCGGTGCGTTTAGTGCTTACGTCAATGGCGTACAAAAAGCAGTATTTGGTACAAGTGGTTGGATAAAAGGAGACACAAGCACAGATGCGGCGGTTTATGCCGACTCTGGTGGTGGTATTCAGTTTTTTACTAATAATTCAGCAACCGCTAAAGCCATAATTACAACAACAGGCAATTTTGGCATTGGCCTTACGCCAACCCAAAAGTTTGAGGTTTATAACGCGTCAGGCGACACGCTTAGTTATGGAAGCAACCCACGCCTCATTTTGACTGTACCAACTGGTACAAATGGATTTCGCATAGTTTCTGATACAACGCCATTTGAAGCAGTTCATCCTACCAATGGTTCTCAGTTTGGTATTGGCGCAGATGCAAATGTGACCATCAACGCAGTTAACGCTACGGCGGGTGCTACTACTAAAAATTCGCCTACTATTGCTTTCTTGTCAAAGTATTGGAATGGCTCGGCATCAGTAAGCCAAATGCAAGGCTTCATTGGCGTTACATCTACTGCGGCTACAAATACTGGTGGTTATTTTGGTTTTGGCATTGGTTCGGCTGAAGCGTTGAGGCTTAATAACGCAGGCAATTTGGGCTTGGGAGTTACTCCTAGTGCTTGGTATTCAAACGTAAAAGCATTCCAAATTGGAAACGGCCTATCGCTTTGGTCTTCCGCAAATACCAATGCTGTTTTATCGCAAAACTTGTATCTTGATGAGACTGCAACTTACAGATGGATTACCGCCAATCCCGCAACCAACTTTAACCAAAGCAATGGTGCGTTTACATGGCAATTAGCCGCTGGAACCCCATCTGCTGGTGGTGCTATTGGGTCGTTTAGCACTTACATGACTCTGGATGCCAGTGGGAATTTGATGGTGGGGACTACAACATCCAATAGTGCAAAACTAACAATTTCAAATGCTGGTGCTGAAGTTTTTCAATTTTACCCCGGTGTTGCATCAAACGAAAATCAAACACTTAACTACAACAGAAGCACAGCAGTTTATTGCACAAATAGTGTTTATGCCGCTGACCATAGGTTTTTCATTGGTGGCAATGAGAAAGCCAGAATATCCTCTAGTGGTTTTGCTCACTTTTTAGGAACTGCAACAAGTTATTTTAATACTGCGGGTGCTTGGCATTCTGTAGAAACGTCAACTTCTGACGACACACTTGTTGTGTTTAATAACAATGCTAGTCCATTTGGTGTTCAGTGTTATTTTTGGGGAGCCTCACCAAACAATGGCACAAATTATTTTTACAGTGCTTTAGACACTACTGCAACTCGTTTTAGAGTTTATTCAAATGGTGGTATTGCTAACTATCAAGCCAATGACTCAAACCTGTCAGACCGCAGAGAGAAAACAAACTTTGCACCTGCCGGTTCTTACCTTAACAAGATTTGTGCAATACCTGTTCAGACATTCAACTACATTGACCAAAACATGGAAGAAGATGGTGGTTTGACATTAGGCGTGGTTGCTCAAGATGTTCAAGCGGTTGCACCTGAGTTGGTTGTGGAGAGCAATTGGGCAAGCAAAGATGCAGAACCTAAAATGCGCTTGTCAATTTATCAAACCGATTTGCAATACGCTTTGATGAAGTGCATCCAAGAACAACAAATAATCATTGAATCACTCAAGGCACGTTTGGATGCCGCTAATCTTTAATCACTGAAAGGTAAATCATGTCAGCAACTATCACTTGGGTCATCGAATGGATGAACACCACTCCTACGACAGCAACTCCTCCTGAGACTGTAATCACCGCAGGATGGCGCTGTAACGGCGTACAGGTAGAAGGCTCTGGCGACACAGCCAAAACCTACAATGCTACCGTGTACAGCACTTGTTCTTTCCCGCAACCAGAAGAGGGCGGACAGTTCACACCATTCGCTGAGTTGACTCAGGCACAAGTCTTGGGCTGGTGCTATGCAAATGGTCTTGACCAAGCGGCAACAGAGGCGGCTATCCAGTCACAGATTGACAGCCAGATCAACCCACCCATTGTGCAGCCACCCCTGCCTTGGGCATCAGCACCAGCACCAGCAGCATAAGTTAACGGGAAGCCACCACCCGATCTTGGTGGCGCTTTAAAGGAAAATCATGGGAAACGAAAAAAAGACCCCTGTGACAATCGACGGTGTAGAGTACAAGTTTGAAGACATGACACAGCAACAGCAGATGTTGCTCAACCATGTTGCCGACTTGGATCGTAAGTTGGACTCAGCAAGATTCAATGTGGATCAGTTGCAAGTGGGCAGAGATGCCTTCTTCAAGTTGCTGAAAGAAGCGTTGGAAGCTAAGCCTGAAGAGGCCGTGACTGACGTAGTAGCAAACTAAGAACCAGCCACCTTCGGGTGGCTTCTTCAAGGAATTTTATGGAAACGGTGGAAACAAAATTGGCTGTACACGAAGCTGTCTGCGCAGAACGCTACAGGTCTATTGAGGGCAAACTCGATAGCGGTAAAGACCGCATGCGTAATATTGAGTATATGCTTTACGCCGTTATGCTTGCCGTTTTGTTTGGCCCCGGCGTCGCGGCTGAATTTGTCAAAAAAGTGTTAGGGATGTAAAATGATTGACTGGCTTGATGCGTTTGTCGTAGCAGCCTGTGTAATCATATTTGTTGTGTGGGGGACATTTACCCTTGTTTGGATTTGGGGATGAAATGGTTATTGGTACTGTTCTTCTTATTTTCACCCGAGGTATCTAACAAAGAGAAAAAACCAGAATACAGATGTGTCAGGTGGTCTTGGACAGGAGATGTTTACAACCGCAGAGTAGTATGCCTTGAGTGGCAAAAGGTAGAACGAAAATGATAGACCAAGAGACAGTCAAAAAGTTGTTTCACTATGATGCTGAAAGCGGGATGCTACTTTGGCGTTTTGGTAATGGGCGTAATGTTAAACCTTGGCAAGAAGTTAAAGCCAAAAATGGTCACGGTTATTACACTGCCAAAATACATGGGAAGTCTTATTTGGCCCATCGACTTGCGTGGCTTTATGTACATGGAAGTTTTCCAAACAAACATATAGACCACAAAAATAGAGTTAGAAATGACAATAGACTTTGTAATTTGCGTGATGTAAATACTACAGATAACGCACAAAACATTTCCTTGCCAAGCCATAATAAAAGCGGTCACATAGGTGTGTCGTGGATTAAAAGTCATAATTGTTGGACTGTATTTGTCAAAGTAAACAAAAAGAATAAATGGCTTGGTTACTATAAAAATTTAGATGACGCTGTTGCCGCTAGAAAGGCTGGCGAAAAGCAGTATTACAACTTGCCAGAGGTTGCATGATGGTGGATCCGCTAACAGCCCTAGCTGGCATACAGTCCGCCATCTCAATGGTCAAGAAGGCTAGTAAGGTAGCCAATGACCTAGGTTCTCTTGCGCCAATGATTGGCAAGATGTTCGACGCAAAATCAACTGCCACCAAGGCATTGATTGAATCAAAAAAGAGCAAGGGTTCCAACATGGGAATCGCGCTACAGATTGAGATGGCGCTCGAGCAAGCTCGCGCATTCGAAGAGGAGCTCAAAATGCTCTTCATGACTACAGGCAAAGTCGATGTCTGGAACAAAATCAAAGCCCGCCAAGACCAGATGGACATTGATGACGCAAGAGAACTTCGTGCCCTAGAGCGGGCCGATAAAAAAGCAAAAGAAAAAGAAGCAGAGTTAAATGAGCTGGCCGTGATCCTTGGCGGTTGTGCGTTTGTTCTGTTCTTAGTGGCAATTGGTATCTATGAGTTAATGGAGTTCTGTAACACGACTCGCAGATGTAGCGGCAGATGAATGAATATCAGAAGACCTTTGACCTATGCCTCAAGATTTTCGTTTACGGGTGTGTGGCACTGTGGTTTCTTGGCTTCTTGAAGTTCTTGCCTGACGATTTGTCGGACAGGATTGTTAATCTCTTACTTGGAAGGGTTGGATTAGGCAAATGAGAATTACCACGTATCAACAGAATGCCAAGATGTTGTTAGAGGCTCATAGGATGATCCACGAACAAAACATGAAACGTTTGGCAGAGCTAACCAGACAGGCTGCACACCAACAAAAAGTTCAAGAAATCAAGACGCAATGGGCCCGCTTGGTGGATATCAAAGCATGAGATACTTTATACTGATTTTGTTGTTGTTGGCTGGATGCAAAGACGTTTACCGCTATCCGTGCCAGAACCCCGACAACTTCCACGCACCTGATTGTCAGAAGCCAAAGTGCCTGTTTACCCAGCAGTGTCCTGAATACCTAGTTGCCCCTATCTTGGAGAAGAAAGTCAATGACGTCCAACCAGAAACCAAACCTAACAACTGAAGAATTTGAAGTCCGGGTCTGGGGCTTTGTGGTCATGGTGGTCACTTTGATACTGTGCGTCATTGTCATTGCGCTGCTTTACTCTGTAACGTTCGTCACACAACCTATCAAAAGTATGGCTCCGATTGACCAAGCCTACACAAAGATGCTTAATGATATAGTATTACTTATCGTTGGCGGTATTGGTGGGGTGATGACTAAACGGGCGGCAGGTGCGGCTTCTAAGATGTTTAACCCTCAACCTCCGATGCAACCAATGTGTCAGCCTATGATGGGCGGTATGAGTGGTGGCTACGGCATGCCTAATAGCAGTTACGCCCCTCCGCAATCTGCGTATGGCTTACCCTCGCAACCGTTTGGTGCAATGCCTGTCTGGAAGAATCCTGAGCTAGACGAGTCATGGACACCCGGCCCACCGCCGACTACACCTCCTGAGCACATGGAGCCCGATGACGAACGCGAAGAAATCGCAGCAGCCCGTAAGGAGACCGAATGATGTTTGGCATACCACTACCTTGGATTGCATTTGTTGTGGGGCTAGCGCTCTTAGGCTCCTACCGTGGAGGCTACCACTTTGGGTGGACAGACAGAGACAATGACATGAAAATTGCCATTGCCAAGAAGAACGAGGAAGCTCGTCAAATTGAGCAAAACTTGGGTGAGAAACTTAATCAACAATCTGCCAAACTACAGGAGGCTAACGATGCCATCAACAAAAAAACTACTGCTCTTGCTGTTGCCAATCGTGCTGGCAAGCTGCGCCTCTGCGCCCCAAGTAACGTACAAGCCCCCGCAAGTTCCCCCGTTGCCAGCGCAAATACAGAAGCAGCCCGTGAACCTGACAGACCGACTGATACAGCTTCTGACGCCGAAAGAGCAACCATCGACGCCATCGCGGAAATAGTCGCTCAAGGCGATAGAAATACTGTTGCTTTAAATGCTTGCGTAGATTCGTACAATGAAGTAAGGAACCTCTTAAATGGTAAGTCCTGACCAACTAAAACAGATGCACATAGACCCATCTCTTGCAGATGCGTTTAACGAAACTTTTGATAAGTTCAATATTTTCACGGCTCCTCAACAAGCAAGCTGGATAGGTCAGTGCGGCCACGAATGCGGTAACTTTAAGATCATGGAAGAGAATCTGAACTACCGCGCCGCTACCCTACTTAAACTGTTCCCACGGACTGCTAAACGCGCATGGGGCTTCACACCCGAGGAAGCTGCTGCCTACGAAAAGCAGCCACGTAAAATTGCAAATCGCATTTACGGGAGTCGTATGGGAAATCGGGATGAGGCTTCTGGGGATGGGTACCGTTTCCGCGGCTCCGGATTTCTCCAGCTAACTGGCCATAGCAACTTCTTCCACGCAGGCAAAGCCCTCGGTGTGGACTTCGTAATGGAGCCTGAACTAGTCCGCACTCCCAAGTACGCTGCACAAACCGCAGGCTGGTTTTGGCAAACGCATAACCTTAATCAATACGCCGACAGTCGGGATTTTTTAACAATGACTAAACGGATCAACGGCGGTACGATTGGCCTAGAAGATCGAATTAAACACATTACGCATGCTATAGCTGTATTGGGCGGTTAATACTACAATATGCGCAGCTTAGCAAGGAAGACCCGACATGGCTGTACTCCAAATAAAATCATTCGGTGGAATTTCACCCAAGGTTCCGCCGCGCTATCTGCAAGATAGCCAAGCACAAGTTGCTCTTAATTGCCCCGTCTTTAACGGTGCGCTGCAGCCCCTTTCCGATGTTGGTTCCGCTGTAACTACCCTCACAAAAGCAGGTACACCGCAGACTATCTATCGTTTCGGCCAAGACGTTGTTTCTGATTCTCAGTACTGGTTTCACTGGCTTACAGACGTTGATGTTTGCCGAGGTCAAATCTCTGGAGATACCTCCGAGTGGACATTTTTTACAGGCGATGGAATACCAAAGTCTACATATTCTACGATTGCTTTGTCTGGAACTCCGTACCCAGCCGTTACTCGACCCTTGGGGTTACCAGCCCCATCAGCGGCTCTTAATGCAAGTGTAGACGCCTTTGTTGCGGATTCTTATGCCGCCGAAGTAACGCTGACTGCTACCCACATTTCCCAGCTAACGACAACCTACGGCGTTCTAGGAAGTATTACAGGACAAGCTGACGGAGATTACACAACTGTAACTTTGACTTCGCCTATTTCGGCTTCGTCTGTTGCTACTGCTATTGATGCATTGCCTAATGTAAACGCTACTGCTGTTAATGGAACAGTCGTTGTAAAAACTGATGCCACAGGAGCCGCAGCAAAACTGTACGTTAAATTCCGTACGGGCTCCATCCCCAACACCAGCGGCACGTTTACCTATTCAGGCATTGATTACTCAGCCAGTGGTGCGGCAGACTCGTATCCGTACCTCATCATCGATGACACCGAGATTGGGTCTATTGCAGCAGGCAATGTCATTGTCCTAAGCGTAGAAGGCGTAGATCGTGTTAATGCCGCAACGTCTACTACTTTAACGGCAACTACACTGGCTACGTTTTTAAACTCAAGGATGTCTGGGCAATTAGTCGCTACTGCTTATGGCGGTTGTGTTGTTGTAACGCCCGGATCGCTAGGCTCAACCGATTCTTCAACGATGTTTTATCGTCGTTACATTGGCAGTGTCGAGGCTAAAGTTGTTGAGGCTACCGGGTCTGACGCCGCGGCTCCTGCACGGTTGTTTATTACCCAAGCCGATGTAGATAGCTTAGAGTCAAGGTATGTTTCTGTGACTGTAAATGGCACAGAGTCCTTTGCGCCAGTGATTAACCCGTCTACTGTTAACAGTCTTAGACTACTTAATGGGTATGGTTTGACTACAACAATTTACGGCGTTGCCGACCCTATCGCAGTTGTTGAAACCGTATCAGTTGGCTCTAGCGTTACGTTGCGTTTACGGGGCGGGGATTATCCAACGGTTGCGCAGTTCTCAGAATTAACGGGCGCAGGATACGCTGATACACCTGCTGCTACAGAGACCCGCGTTTATGCATGGACGTGGGTTAACAAAGAGTCTGGCTATGAATTTGAGTCTGCTCCCTCTGCCGCAGCCACTCCAGTAGATGTTTACCCTAAGCAGACTGTAGCTATCTCGGGTCGGGCAGGCGTACCTACCGGCTATGTTGTTACTCATTGGCGGCTGTACCGCTCTGTTTCGGGCGTATTTTTGTTTGTTACGGAACTTCCTGTTTCTCAAATATCTTACACAGACGACGTGCTTGCAGAAAGCCTAGGTGAAGAGCTACCCTCGCTGACGTGGGCTCAACCCCCTGCAGCCCTTCGAGGTTTAATTAATTTACCCAATGGTGGCATGGCTGGTTTTGTTGGCCGTGATGTTTACTTCTGTGATCCTTATCACCCGCATGCATGGCCTGAGAACTATGTGCAGTCTCTGGATTTTCCTGTAATTGGCCTTGGCCGCATGGATACCACACTGGCAGTGCTTACTACCGGCACGCCTTACTTTTTACAAGGCAGTCACCCAGATTCTCTGGTTTCTGTTAAGTCTGACCTTGAGCAGTCTTGCGCATCCAAACGAAGCATTGTTAGCACCAACGGTGTAGTTCTTTACGCAAGTCCTGACGGCCTTGTTCTGCTGTCTCCCGGCGGCTCTAAGCTCGTAACCGAACAGTACTTTACTCGCGCCCAGTGGCAAAGCTACTTTAAGCCAGATTCGATTCACGGCTACTCTCATGATCTGAAGTACATAGGTTTCTACAACAACGGCACAACCAGCGGTGGATTTATTTATGATCCTACGTCGGGGCAGTTTGTCCTGCACGATATCTACGCCACAGCAGGCTACGCTGATATCCAACGAGATAAGTTGTTTTTGGCCTTTGCTGATCGCTCCGTTAAAGTGTGGCAGGCAGGCGCAAACAAGACTTATACGTGGAAGACCAAGAAGTTTACATTGCCGCAAGTCACAGGGTTTTCGTGCGCTCAACTTGAAGCCGAGACATATCCAGTTACTGCCAAGTTTTATTCCAATGGAACTTTAATTAGGACGCAGACTGTTGCAAACCGCAATCCGTTCAGACTCCCTGTGGCTCCGGGTCGTGACTGGGAAGTTCAGATTGAAGGAACTTCTGAAGTATTCTCGTTGTCGATTGCCCAGTCTATTGAGGAGTTAGCTGGTGTCTAATAAACTTCCATCAGTAACGTCGGATATCCCCCGCGACCTACGCACGTTTATTGACCGTGTTCGGGAGCTTATTACGAGCGATGGCGATAACCGTTTTGTAACTGCTAGGGAGTTAATTGCAGGTGGTGTTGTTGATCCGGGAAACGGTGGCACTGTTGTTAAACCCGGCGTTAGGTTAATTGGAACTTCGCCTGCGCCAACAAACGTAACCGCATCTGCTGCTATTCAGAACATTATTATTTCGTGGGATAACCCGCAGTACTTCGGCCACTCGCATGCTGAGATTTGGGGTAACTCCACAGACGCTATTGGCACGGCTGTTTTGATTGGTCTTTCTCCCGGTGCGATCTATGTTGACTCTGTGGGGCCTAGTGTCTCTCGTTACTACTGGGTTCGGTTTGTTAATACGCTAGACGTTATTGGCCCCTATAACAGTATCAACGGAACGTTAGCTACAACCGGCGCTGCTGTATCTTATTTGCTAACCACTCTGGCTGGCAGCATAACTTCATCACAACTTGCTACGTCGCTTAATAGCCGTATTAACTTAATTGATGGCCCTGCTGGAACACCCGGCACTATCCCCAATCAGTTAGCTCAGATTCAAGGTCAGATTGACACGATCAATACGTACCCAACGTACGACAACGGGACTACTTACGCAACAGACTTTATTGTTAAGTACAACGGCGGTTTGTATAAAGCTCTAAGTTCTACAACTGGTAACCTTCCGACCAACGCAACGTATTGGTTAAAGATCGGAGACTACTCGTCTCTTGCGGATATTGTTGCTGCTCACACCGCAGACATAGCTACGATTACAACTAATTTGGGCGCGGAAGTTACTGCAAGAGAAACTCTTGCAACGCAAATGCGCGGGACTTATACCGGCACAGACATTACCAGTGTAACTACTGGCCTTATCTTCTCAGAAAAGACTGCACGGGCAACGGCTGACTCTGGTTTAGCGTCTTCAATTTCGTCTGTTTCTGCAACGGCGTCTAGCAAAAATACAATTTACCGGACTACTACCGCTCCTGCGACTCCTGCGTTAAACGACATTTGGGTGGATATCAAACCCAGTTATGCCATCCCTTACTTTGATGAAGACTATGCGGTAGCTCGCAACAATCAATACCAATGGAACGGCACGGCTTGGGTTGACATTACCCTTACGGATATTACAGATAACTTTGCGTTAATCGTTAACGAGCAGACTGCACGGGCTACCGCTGATGCAGCGATTGCTTCCGATGTCACTACGCTTGAAACGTCAGTGAATGACCCAGTGACTGGTCTTGTGGCAACGCGGGCTACGCTGATTAACGATTACTCGACTACGTCTACAGTTAACACAGCCATTGCCAATAGCAAAACCGTTCTTCGTGCGTACACGGATGTATCTGCGTCCCGAACATTTAGACAAGTTTCTGCACCTACAAAGCGCGGTGTGGATGCATCCACCAGTGCTGATATTCCATTGCAACTTGGAGACGTTTGGATTGATTTAGATGACCAGAACAAGTTGTACCAGTGGTCTGGCACTGCATGGGTGTACTCGCCTGACGGAGTTATTACGGGCTCTGTGACTTCGTTGACTGCAACACTGACAAACGACTATCTAACGCAGACTGATACTGAGAGCGCTATTGCCCAGAGCGGTACGTTCCTACGTGCGTATGCAAGCATTCAGTCTAAAGTATTTCGTCAAGCTGACGCGCCAACCATCCGTGGTGTTGATCCACAAACTGCAGGCAACATTGCCTTGGTAAATGGTGATGTTTGGTACGACACAAATGATAGTAATAAGTTGTATCTCTGGTCTGGCACAGCTTGGGTCTATTCTCCAGATGCAGTCATCACAGGTTCCGTTACTGCAGTAGATGCTCGAGTTACGACTGTTGAATCCACAAAGATTGGTTACTGCGCGATTGGCGGCGTTGCAACTGACGACACAACTAAAGCAACTTGCGAAGCCGCAGGCGGCACATGGACAGTCGGCTTACCCTTGGCAACTGCTGTTAAACAAGTTAGTGTCAGCGATGGAACTGCGTCAGCTAGTTTAGAGCAACGGTTTACTGCGCAAAAGACGCTTAACGATGGACTTCAAGCCCAATACACCATCAAGCTGGACGTTAACGGCAACGTGGCAGGCTACGGTATTTACAGCGATGCAGTCGGTAATTCACAGTTCATTGCGAACGTAAATCGCTTTGCGGTCACAACGCCAGAGACATCTATTGCCCTTAGAGCTGTTTCTACAACATACGCTGTTGGCGCTATTGCTCGAGTATCTACCGAGGGAAGTAAAACTCTTGTTTGTAAAGTTGGTGGTACGACCGGTACAGGGGCGTTAACGGTTGGCGCTATCGGCACTAAGATTTTAGACGGCACAGTTACGTGGCAGGTAGCTAGCCGAGTTCCGTTTGCAGTGCAGGCAGTGCCTACTTCCATTGGTGGTGTCAGTGTCCCATCCGGTGTGTATATTGATGCGGCTTATGTTTTAAATGCCACGATCCAGAATGCTCAGATTGCTGATGCTGCTATTGATAACGCAAAAATTGTTGACTTAAGCGCGGCTAAACTTTTGACTGGTGCTATCAGTGTTGGCACAGATATTTACTCTACAAATTTTGTTGCTGGCTCGCAAGGCTGGATAATTCGTGGAGATGGTACGGCTGAATTTGGTGCTGCTGTTATTCGGGGTCAGTTGACTGCTGCACAGATTAATTCAAATGGTTTATCTATTCGCGACGCCGACGGTAACACAATTCTTAATGCAGGTAGCGGAGCATTTTCTGGCAATGTAACAGGTACCGTTTCAGGTACTGCTGCAAGTACTGTAGTAAGTAATGCAAGTACAGCTCTAGCCAATGCAAGTTCTGCTGCAAGTGATGCCGCCGATGCTTTGTCTGCTGCTGATGCTGCCGCAGCCGATGCCGCTGATGCGGTAGCCGGACTGTCTACAAAATTAAATTCTAACGCAAGAAACGTATTAGCAGGTTCGGGCGGCTTGGCTGTAGGCACGCTTAACTGGAATTCTTCGGGTGTCCGTACCAGCGGTTACGGCATTGGGTTGACTGCAAATGGTTTGGTTGCTTACAACAGTGATGATGAAGCTACCTTTGTCCTAAACGGTTCTACAGGCGCTGCATCTTTTGCAGGCACGTTAACGGTTGGCTCTACCCCTGCCCTATCTGGCACAACGATGACTGGATCAGGCGCGAAGATTAACCCTAGCGGCACTTTTGCGTTAGGCAACTCAACGACTAACATTAACTACAACGGTACACAATTAACCCTTAATGGCGACGTTGTAGCAACCGGTAACATTAAAATTAATGCCGTCACAATTCCCGTGACTGTTACAGGCGCAGTCGATCAAGTTTTTACTTCAAGTACAAGCGTAAGTATAAAAACAGCGTTAACTTCATTTCCAGAAGATACTACGATTAGCGCGTTCTTTACTGCATTAAAAATAGATGCTGGCGCTGGAGATATTGAGGTTATTTTAAACGTATTAAATTCCTCAAACACTTTGGTAGCTACATTTGCTGGGGCGTCTACTGGCAGATTGATTCAGACTATGGGGCCTACCAACGATAAAGTCACTGCTACTTTTACGGGAACATACGTAATTCCGGCAACTGGTTCTTATAAAGTCGAGGCTATTGTTACCAATCCGTATGGCGATAGCTGGAAAGCTGAGTACTGCACAATCATTGTGATCGGAAGTAAACGATGAAATCTTATGCTTGCTATGAACCTAGTGGTCAGTACATTGTTTCTGGTACCTGCGAAAGTGACTTAACAGAATATGACATTCCTGACGGGTGCTCTGTGTACTACGGCGAGGTTAGCATTGTTACGCAATATCATAATATTGCAGCGGATACTCCGGCTGAAAAGGGTACGCCTCCCGCCGACGGCTACACATTCAACTACACGACCAAGTCGTGGGAGCCTGATACAACATACTTGATTTACAAGATTGGCGTTGTTCGGCTACAAAAGTTACAAGAATCTGACTGGACTGACACCGCGTCCGCGCCTACCCGCCTTGGTCAAACTTTGTACGCCCAGTGGCAGACTTACCGCCAAGCTTTGCGCGATGTTCCAACACAATCGGGATATCCTGTCAATGTGGTATGGCCAACTCCGCCACAATAAGACATAATACGCACATGGCAGAACTCGTCTTTGACCAGAAAGAACGTATAGGGAACTGGGTAGCCGAACAGACAGGGCAAGACTCCAGTTGGGGTTCTTTTTATGCCTTGGGCGTTATTCGTGGAGAAGATGTTATTGCAGGAGTAGTCATCAATAACTACAATGGATCAAATGCTACATGTCACATTGCTGTTGCTCAACACACAAAACTTCTTGTGCCGTTGTTCCATCACGTCTGTGACTACGCGTTTAACCACTGTAAATTGAAACGATTGACCGGCATGGTACCCACAAATGAACCCTCGATTATTGCGTTTGACAAGCATCTTGGGTTTGAGGAAGAGTTTGTAATGAAAGACGGCGCACCCGGCGCTGATATGCAGATTTTGGTAATGCGGCCCGACAACTGTCGATGGCTGCGCAAGGAGTAAATATGGGCGGAAAATCGCAACCAGCACCAGACTACACCCCAATGCAACAGATTGGGCGTGAGCAGTTAGACTTTGCTAAACAACAATACGCAGAGATGGCTCCACTTGCTCGTCAAGTAGCCGCTCAACAAATGGCCGCTCAGCAGCAACAGATGCGACAAGGTCAGGACTATTACGACTACCAACAGCAAACGTTTAGGCCGCTAGAGCAGGGGCTTGTTCGAGACGCTGAACGATTTAATACCGAGAACTACCGAGAAACTTTAGCTCGCGATGCAGCCGCAGCCGCTGGCCGAGCCTTTGGTACAACTCAAGCAGCCTCCCAACGAGCCCAAGCTTCTATGGGGGTAAACCCTGCCTCTGGTCGGGCAATGTCAATGGCTAACCAATCTAATCTTGGCCTTGCTGCTAATCGTGCCAATGCTATGACAGGTGCTCGTAACCAAGCTGAACAGATCGGATTTGCTCGTCGTCTTGACGTTACAGGTCTTGGCCGTAATCTAGCTGGCGCTTCTACCGCTGCCTACCAAGGGGCAAATGCTGCAGGTTCTGCTGGCGTCAATACATCTATGGCTCCCGGTTCACAGTACCAGCAAGGTATGCAGCAATCAGGACAAACCTACGGCAATATTCTTAGTAACCAGACTAGCCAGTTTAATACTGGTCTTAATGCTGAAGGTCAGGTTATTGGCGCATTGGTAGGTGCAGGTACAACTTACGGCCTTTCAAAATCTGATCGTCGCCTTAAAGAGAACATTGAGGAAGTTGGCCGAGACGAGCGCACGATGTTGCCGCTTTATGAGTTTGAATACATTGGCGGTTCTGGCAAACGCTACCTCGGTGTGATGGCTGACGATGTAAAAGCTCGTTACCCTGAAATGGTTGTCACAATGCCTGACGGCTACGACGCTGTTAACTACGCCGGTTTAGGCATCGAAATGGTGGAGGTTTAATATGGGTTTCGCATCAGGATTCCAAGTTGGAGCACAAGCAGTTGAGCGCGGTCTTAGGATGCGTGATGAGAACGAACAACGCGAACGTATAAAAGCAGCTATGGGGTTGACAGCGCAAGAAGTTGAACAACGTCAAGCAACGCCAGATGAACTAGGGCGAGCACGCGCCGAAGCTCAAGCAATGGCAGCGCAAGACGCTGAAGTTTTTGGGTTAACACCTCAAGAACAAGTTTCTTACGCTCCGCAAATGCCAGTAGAAGGCCAACGTATTGGTTTAAATCGTTATCAAGTTGGTCAACAAAGTTTTGACCGGATGCCTACTCAAAACGAACTAGAAGCTGTTCGTTACGGCGCTGCTGCAAATATTCTTGCCGAACGCGATCCTGTTGCTGCGCAACGTATGCGCCGAGAACTTCAAATAGCAAAACAACAAGACGAACTATACCCACTTCAAAAACAGCAACTAGAAGGTGCTCTTGCCGGTCAAGCTCAAGAACGCGATCTTAAGGGTATTCAACTTAAAGGTCTTACACGTATTGAAGCAGAGGCAGCGCAAGCTACTAACTTTGCTAATTTTGCTGCCGAACGTCCTGACGCTCCAATAGCAGAACTAAAAGAAGCTGCATTTAAACAGTTTAAATTTACCCCCAAGCAGTGGCAAGACACTGTAACTACACGTCTTGGTATTGAAAACGCTGAGATGGACAGCTTTAAAAACGGGATTAAGAAAAAGCTGCAAGGCAAAAACCTTACTCAGCTTGGCTCGCTCTACAACTCTGATCCCGACTTTGACGACAAAACTGATTTGGCCATTGTGCCCGGTAAAGGCGGCGCGGTTACTTTAAATTTTATTGACAAGGCTACTAAGAAAATTACAGGAACTCAGACGTTTAAGAACGACGCACAGGCTGTGGAGTACCTAAACAGACAAGCTACCGAACCTGAGACCATTGGTTCTTGGATGCTTAACCTTGGCAAAACAGAAGCAGCCATTGCTGCATCTAAAGCCGCTTCTGCTGCTTCTGCGTCTACGTCTGGGCTCAATGCAATTCGTGGTAATTTAGTCAATAGACAAATAAAAGATTTGGACGAAACCGCAGCAAGCACCAAAGAAGCTAAAAAGCTGATGACAGACTTTGCAGCGCTTACAGAAGCTGAACAGAACGGCCCCAAAGGCAGAGCTCTTGAGAAACAGTACAACATGCTGGTTGCAAAACCCGGCGCTCAACTTCGTGTTTCTCCTGAAGGCAAAGCTCCTAGAGCTATGGATGAAGTAGAAAAAGAACAACTTAAAGCCTATAACGAGTGGCTGGCTGCGCCCCGCAACGCCCGTTTGTCTGGTGGTGAAAAAGACGCTATGGCCGAACAGATGGGCGTTAGCCACCTTCTTCGCACTGTGCGGGAACGTGCGGCGCAATCGTCTGGTGGTGTTACCTTGGGCGGTGACGCCTACGCCGCAGATCGAGATGCTCCTGCCGCCCCTGCTCCAACAAAGCAAGGGCTAACTAAAACTTCTTCTGCCCCTGCATTAAACACAGGTAATACAAAACTTCTAGGTCGTGCTGGTAACTCGGGCTACAGCGTTGAAATGCCAGACGGCACAACAAGAGTTATGTCCATCAGTGAATTAAACAAATTAGGCTATCAGTTCTTAGGCGGTAATACAGGGTTAGAGAGACCTTGGTATGATGACTTACTGCCACGTCGATAATCTGGAGCGACAATGCCGATTTATAACCTTGAAGACTTGCGGGCGGCAGTGCCGTCCTCCATGCGTGACCTGTCTGACGACGAGTTAATCCGAGACTACGCAGGGCGCGTTGGCAAGAGTTTTGAGTCTACGGCAAGCTACTTAGGCTTTAAACCTCGTGGTACGCTAGCGGAGATGGGTCGTCAGGCTATGGGCGGTGCAGTAGTCGATCTGCCCAAGATGGTCGGCCAAGGGCTTGAATACACTGGCGTTGCTCCCGCGTATGGTCGTGAAATGTCGCAAGCGGCAGAAGCCCGTGCTCCTGCATATATTCCCGATAACCGTAGTCGGGGGCTTGTCAGCGAGGCACTTACTACAGGTGCTCGTGGGTTGGCTCCTGTTGCAGCTACCTTACCTTTAGCTTTTGTTCCCGGTGGGCAAGTCGTTGCCCCCGCGGCGGCGGCGTTATTGTTCGGCACATCGTCTGCGCAAGGAACTTACGACAAAGTATTAGAGCAAACTGGTGATCCTCAAGCAGCAACAGAGGCTGCTCGCCGTGTTGGTCTAATTCAAGGTGTTGGTGAAGGTGCCGCTACATTCGTTGGCGGTCGCGCTATTAAAGGATTGTCCCCATTGTTGGGCATGGGTGAACGCACTACGGCTGGCGTTGCGGCAAGGATGACTGATACCAGTGTCCTGAAGCCTTTTGCAAAAAGCATGGGTATCAACATGCTAGTGCAGCCCAGTACTGAGGTTGCTCAAGATTTAGGCACATACGCGGTTGAACGCGCCTACGGCGCGGCAGGAGACGAAAACCCCTATGAGATTGCACGGCAGTCAGCGTTAGGCGGTGCGGGTCTGACAATGTTGCTTGGCCCATTTGCACTGGGTGGTCATGCGTCGCGTGCTCGACGAGCAGAATCTTTAAAGGCCGCGTTGGGCGAAGACGCTCCTCCTGAAATCCGCGCACAGGCGTTTGAAGCTGTGATGAAGGAAGCCCGCAGACAAAATGTTCCTGAGACAAACGTTGGTGCATGGTTTACAGAGCAGTTATCTCTTGAAGAACAACGTAACGCCGCCTTAAAATCTCTTGAAGAAGCACCTAAAGACCTGACACAAACACAGGCAGATGTTGATGGGCGTAAACTTTCTGAAGTAGATACGCAAGCTGAGTTTGACAAACGGATGGCTGCTGGGCGTCCAATGTCTGAGGCCGATGCATCGAAACGTTTGTCTTCGTTCATGGCCGCGCAAGACGTCGGCGGGCAATACCAAGATTTGCTAGCACGCAAAGAACAAGGTCTAGAAGCCGTTAAGGAAGTTGGTAAAAGTTGGCAAAACTTTGTTGGTAAGCGCGGCGACCAGTTGCTGAACATTCAAGATGTAGGCGACCAAGCCCGTGGCCTTGTCAGCGATCTAGAGGCAGAAGCCAACCAACAAGAGGCTCCGCTTGCGCAAGCAATGCAACTTGGTACCGCAGTACAAGCCATGTTTGATGCCCAACAAGGTGTTGGAACAAAGACAGACTTTGACCGAATCATGAACCCAGATGTGATGCAACCCATCACGCCTGCAGAAGTTCAACCCATTGCTCGCACATCCCTTGTGCCACCACGTTCCGCTCCGTTCAGTAATATGCGTTTGGACAGACCGGGCCCCCAAGAGTCACTCACTGGGCCTACAAGCCAACTTTCAGAGCGTCCTATTGCCGTTGCTCCTTTGGGTGGTGAAGCTAAAGCCACCCCTTTGCCCTCCGCGCCCGCCGCGGAGGGCGTTTCTTCTACGCCCGTAACTACTCCCGTAACTACTCCTGTTATTCAAGATGGCACTAAAACCACTCAAGCCCAGCAAACAAAAACGAAAAAACAAAAAGCACCCATCACCGTTGGATCAGTCGTAAAGATTAACGATACCGAGGTAACGCTTAGCCAAGAACAAGCTAATGCTTGGAATAAGGCACAGGAAACCTACGATGGCAGAACCCGTCGTGCACGAGAGATAGCTAACTACCAAGACCGCGAAAGCGCTCTACGTAGTGCCGGTATGCAGTTGTCTGCAGAACGTAGAAAAATTACTGGGGCTTTGACTGCCAAAGAGCAGCAAGCCGCTAATCGCGTTGCTGACCGACAAACCGCGGAACAGAAAAAGCAAGACGAAATGGGCTTGACCGCGGCACTTCAGACTGCGAATCGGACTAATGTTACAAACAATCCGTTGCAAGCTGGTGTAGAAGGCGTTGATAAGAAGGCCGTACCCGGCAAAACATCTTTAACTGTTAGCGCCTTACGAAACATCCGTGACGCGTTGCTGAACCCTTCTGCGACTGTCGAAGGCATTAGTGACAGAGAACAACAGATTGCTGACGCTGTGCGTGCGTTTGCAAAAGCGTATTACAAGTTTAGTAATGCTGGTGGCAATATGCTTCGCGGCATCCCTACCGAACGCGCAATTAAAGGCGAGAACGGCGAAACAATTTACAAGCCTACCAAACTGGCTAGCCAAACCCCTGCGCAACAACGTGGACAAATAAAGGCCAAAACTGGCCAACGCGTTGAGACAACACTAGAACAACTAAGAGAGACTCGTGCCGCCCTTGCTGGTTTGGGTAAAGCAGTTAACGGCAACGCAAAAGATGTTGAAGCTATTGTCAAGCTTGTCAAAGATATGGTGCAACAGAAGTTGCATACTCAGACAACTGATGAAGGTATGAACGAAGACTTCGGCCAAGAGGGTGACGGTGGTGTAGCACAGGCATTTCTGAAGATGGATACCATGCTGTCACAAGGTTGGAGAGCCGCCAAGGACAATATGTTCCAAGGCGAGTCTGACGCAGCTTTTGTTCGGCAAACACCGATTCGTGGTTCTAAAGAATCTACTGCCGCAGGTGAGACTCAAACCCCGCTAGAAAAAGCCGCTTTGGGTTATGCCAAGTTTGGCAAGGGGGAATCTTCTACTGGCATTCTTGGTTTGCTGAATTACATTCAGACTCATGGCACGCCGTTTGAACGTACAATCGCAAAGGGTGTATTTCAGTCTTTGTACGACAGCGACACCGCACCAAATCTTGAGTTCATATCTAAGGGTAAACCTTACTATGACCCAAAAACCAATACAGTCTATATCCAACGAGACGCGTCTGCGGCGGTCACATTGCACGAGTCGTTGCATGGTGCACTGCAGTGGTATGTTTATCAAAATCCTAATGCACCAGAAGTCCGTGCATTGAAGGCGGCGCTTAAGCGCGTCGTTAACTTTAAAGGTGAATTGAGCCCTGACGCTAAACGTGTTCAAGATGTGCTCAAAGCACTGATGAAGGACAATAAAGAACTCGACGCCGTTTTGGAATTAGTTTCATACAGCAACACGCTTAATGATTTCCGTCGTGCACTAGAAGCCATGGACAGCACTGAGGCTCCCAAGTCTTTCTATGATGCGGCTAAAAACGTCTGGCAAACCATCCTGACTACTGTTCAGCGGTTAGTCGGTGTTCGCCCATCTGTTGCTGCAGATGTAATTGGTAACACGTTTAAGCTCCTCGAAGCTGCTGGCGCTGCCAAGAAAGGTGAAGCTACGGGCAACATCCTCGAAGCCGCTGTAGAAAGCACTGGCACTCCGCAAGGAAAAGTTAATGCCCAAGACTATGTTGTTTACAACAAAAAGATTGCTCCTGCAGCGTTAAGCACAAAGTTGTTTTTTGACTTAGTTGGCTGGCAACGTGGTGCTCAAAAAGTAGGCGACTTATCTAGCAAGTTAGCAGACAAAATTCGCAAAGATTTTCCAACTGCCGAGCGTTACATCACCTATATCAACTCACGCTTCGGTGTAAATGATTTCACTAGCAAGCTCATGGAGAAGTACAAGGTTGACAAGAACACCGGCTACCAACGTATGGAGCAGTTGGCCAACTTCGTTGAGTCACGTAGCGCAGAAGAAGCAAAGGCAATCTTTGACTACCTTGATGGAGATAAAAAAGCACTGGATAAATTCCCAGATGTCGCAAAGGTCAAAGAGATTGCCGACTCTATTGAAAAGAGCATGGCGATGTACATCTCTGAGCTTCCAGCTAAAGACCGCGCATACTTTGAGAACACTAAATTTTCTGAGTCCTTGCTGTTTGCAGGTAACACAAACCAAGTTGCAAGCCACACATTCGGTGCACGTAAGCTAAGTGAGATCATTGGTCTGCAGCATCGCTTTGAAGAAACCATCGAAGGTTTTCAGCACTGGATGGGCGTAGATAAAAACGGTGATGTTGACATCACAGGCCCCTTCTACCAAGTGTTTGGCCCCAACATCAAAGACCCTGCTGGCCCCCAAGTCCCGCAAGGGTATATGTCTATCAAGGGTTACGAAACTACGGGTAATCCCGTAGGCTTTACTGTTGATCCTTCACGTCAGTGGCGTATCTCCGGCAAGAAGGGTGAGGGCTATAAGTTCACATCTAACATGACGGCTCAACAAGCGATCCTTGAAAAGAAAGTCACTGAACTTGCTAACGCTATGCGTAACACCATGGCCGCACTGGCTAATAACTATGCGTCACGCAACTTCTCTAAAGCCGCGTCTACGCTGGGTTATGAAGACGGCAAGCCAACAGAGCTAAGCGTTTCGTTTGATTCGCTAGAGGCCGTTAAGAAAATCTTTGGTCGGGCACCCAACCCTAACCAAGTGCTAAGCGTTTCCAAGGATGAGGCCAAGACGCCCCAGATTGCTGACCTATACCGCAACTCCAACACATGGGTTCTTATCCCTAATGTAGAAGCCTATGGCGCGTTAGCAGGCAAGTATTTGCCCGGCCCCGTGTGGAGCGCAATGACCGACATGGCTGACCGCAAGCCATTGGTCTCGTTCCGTGCTTACAACGCTTCTATGCGCTGGTTTAAGAAGTCCAAGACCGTCTACAACCCCGGCACGCACATTACTAACATTGCCTCTAACGTCACTTTGGCGATGATGCACGACATCCCTGTTAGCACGATTGCTTCTGCAGCGAAGCTGTTTACCAAATACGAGTTAAACGCTAAGTCTCTGACGCCAAGTGAACTTGCAATCATGTCGCAGTTCATGAACTCCGGTGCGATGCTTGGCGACTACTCAAGTGCTGAGGTCAAAGAAGCCATCTACAAAGCATGGAACGAGAACCTTGCACAGCCAACAGACACGTCGCTGATGCAACGTCTAAAGATGTTTACTGGGTACGAGAAATCTAAAGCGCAGATGGGCGTTGCACTTGCAGCCAAAGCAGGAAATAAGTTAGACAGCATCGCGTCCGAACTGTATGCCGCCGAAGATAACGTATTCCGTTTAGCCGCGTTCATGAAGAAGGTCGGCGAATTGCAAGAGCGGAGTGGCGAGAAGACCCCCACTACAGAGAACTTTAACGACGCGGGTACCTTTGCACGTAAGGCATTCCTTGACTACGACATCGACTCCAAAGCAGTCCGTATCGCACGTCAGTCGTTCTTGCCGTTCGTGTCATGGACGTATGCCATTGCCCCTGTTATGGGGCGTATCGCGTTGCACCAGCCTTGGAAGATCGCTAACGTCTTAGCGGCTTACTACCTGATTGATGTAGCCATGGCTTCTGCGGCAGGCGACGATGACGAAGAAACTCGCAAGCGTGGCCCGAAAGAAATCCGTGAACGCATGTTTGGCATTGGCCCTTACATGCATATCCGCATCCCGTTTATGGGCGACGAGAACAACCCTGTGTATTACCGTCTGGGTGATTACGTTCCAATGGCTTCCGCCGCTAAGGGTTTGCCAAATGGCTTTATGGGTCAGTCTTGGATTCCCGGAGCAATCACGCCAAGCGGCCCAATAGTCTCGGCTATCGCAGGATTAGTAGTAGGTGTAAACCCTTACACAGGTAAATCTCTGAACCAACCAACGGATACTGAATGGCAGAAATTTAAAAACGCCGCCAAGTTTGCGTACGACATCGTGACTCCACCAGCAATTAGTTCTACCCAACTCAAGGCAGTAAACGATATACTGGATGAGAAAACAGGCATTACAGGTGCACCTGTCAGCAATCTTGCTATAGCCAGAACATTTGGATTAAAAATGTATGACTACGACGTTATTGAATCTGAAGCTGTTCAAGATATTGTCTCAAAGCGTGTTGAACGTGAGTTTAAAGATGCAATGCGCAAAGCAAAACGTGAGGAAGATCGTAGAGGGTATCCTGATTACGAAGCCTTAGACAAGCAACTTGAAGACTTGCAAATTCGCATGGAAAAAGAACTTGATAAAGCCCGAGGCGGCACAGGGGAGTTAGACTAATGGCTAAAACACCAGCTTGGACACGCAAAGAAGGTAAATCGGAAAAAGGGGGCTTGAACGCCAAGGGGCGAGCCTCGTACAATAAAGCCAATCCCGGGAAGCCGGGACTCAAGGCCCCTCAACCTGAGGGTGGCCCACGACGTGACTCATTCTGTGCCCGTATGGAAGGCATGAAAGAGAAGCTGACCAGTGCGAAGACTGCAAACGATCCTAACAGTCGTATCAACAAATCATTACGTGCTTGGAAGTGCTAACATGGCTACCAAATCAACTGTTAATGCCGCTGGCAATTACACAAAGCCTACACTTCGCAAGAAGATTGTGGCTCAGGTAAAGTCCGCGGCAACGCAAGGCACTGGTGCAGGCCAATGGTCTGCTCGTAAGGCACAGCTTGTTGCTAAGAAGTATAAGGCAGCAGGCGGGGGGTATCGAGATTGAAAGCCCCACAACAATCCCTAAAAGACTGGGGCGACCAAAAATGGAGAACCAAAAGTGGTAAAAAATCTTCTGACACAGGTGAAAGATACCTTCCAAGCGCTGCGATTAAAAGTCTCAGCCCTAGTGAGTACGCTGCGACAACCAAAGCCAAGCGAGCCGGAAAAGAAGCCGGAAAACAATTCGTAGCGCAACCAAAAAAGATTGCGGCTAAAACTGCAAAATTTCGTTAAACTTTAATTGGAGATTACTATGTACGGTAAAAAAATGAATCCATTTGGCAAAGGCGAGTCCAAAGCCATGGAAGCCAAAGAAAAGAAAATGGCTCCTAGCAAAAAGGCTTATGCCGCTATGGAGAAGAAGCACGAAGGCAAAAAATCAACCTCTAAGATGAAATAAGGAACCACCATGATGTACGGAAAAATGATGATGGCTAAGGCCCCCGCAAAAGCTGGTAAAAAAGCTGCTCCATTTAAGCCTTGCCCCGGTTGCAAGAGCCCTGCTAAGTGCAAAGCCGCTGGCAAGTGTTTAGCTAAAGCCAAGTAATGCCATTTACGTCTGAGAAGCAAGCTCGCACTATGCGGGCTGCTGCACATGATCCTAGCTTTGCAAAGAAGCTGGGTATTGAAGTCAAAGCTGCCAAGAAAATGGTAGCCCATGACAAAGCCAAGGGCGCTAAGCCCAAAGCCAAGAAGTAATTACTTCATCCCTGCTGAACGTGTTCGTGCAAACGATCGGTTCGCAGACTTAGGAACTGCGCGGAGGTTACCTCCGCCGTTTCCACCGCCCTTTGCCATGGGCTTCTTGTGATCGACGTCAAGGCCGTCGCCTTTGCTGACGACGCCTTTCTTTTCCATTTGTCGACGCGCTGAATTGCGGTCAGCCCTGTTAGCAATCTGCTCCGGCTTACCTTGGTAGTTCGCGTACTCTTTCTTGTAGTCACGTGGCATGATAGTTGTCCTTAAAAAAGATATCTTATTGTCCCACAGCCGCGCCATTTAGAACAGCCAATAGTACAGGGCTTTGCTCTCTGGACATGGTGCCAGTCAGAGTTGCTACAAACCTAGGATGGTTCAGGTTCACAATCAGGCAATGCGTCTGGCCGGGGCTTCTGTCCTTACATCCCTTAAACATCGTTACTCGATCGCGCTTAGCAATCATCGCACCGTTAAGTTCTAGCTCACGCTCAATCCGGTCAATACCGTCCTGCGACCTACCTAGCCATGCCTTGAACAAAGCCAAGTTGATCGCGATCATGCTACCGGGCATGACAGGGTTCTTGGCATCATAAACAACCTTGACACGGGCAACTGCTTTATCTGGAGCCGGTTGTGTCACCTGCTCTTTACCTGAACTGTAGACCTCAGTGCAATGCACCAAGCGGTCGTTGTGCTCCATGATGTACTGGCCAATCGTATCAAATACATCTGACTTACTTTCAATTGCAGCTTGCCGAGTTTGTTTGACGCGGTCAATCATAAAGTCAATGGTTCCCTTTATATCGAACGGGAACAAACCCAAGGCTTGGCCAATACGACCCATGCCCCATGATGCAATAAGTAGCGTCCTGTAGAAACGCTCTTGGGGTTCAAATATAAAACCAAACGTTTTGTTAAACGATGCTTCAGACCATTTCCATACAGCTTCAGGGCCGCCCTTGTCGATCACAACTTGCACAAGCTCTGGGAAAGCCCAACCGTTATGCTTCTCTACGATCTCAAAAAAGTCATACCCGTAGCTACGCCCATCTTCTCGGGTAGCGACAAAAGTTCTATCGTGTTGCGGGAACTCTAAGCAACGTGCTTTCAGTGGATCGTTGCCTGCCTGTGCATTTTCAAACTTCCGATACATCGAAATGTTAGACGTGACATGAGTAGGAGCGCACCACTTAGCAGGTTCACGCAACTCGCGTTCTTTCGTCATTGAAATCTTTTCGCGACCAGAACTAAGTGTGTAGCCCATGTCGGCCATGTCTTTGTCGTCAGCCGCAGTCATCTCGTCGATACAACATGGCAAGTTATTTAAAACACCGCGCATTTTGTATAGAGCGTTCGCAGTATCTTTCTGGCTCAGGAACAATTCCTTCGGGCTACCGATCAAGCTGTTCACTCCGATAAGAGATAGTGATTTACCAGTTGTCGTTTCATCAGAATAGATCGACACAATTGCTGTTGCGTTACCGGCGGCAGGGCCTAGGATTCCCACTGTGCCTGTTAATACTGACGCACGAATATTGTCAGCACCGGGTAGGTTCAGCATGTCCATCGCGCGAATCCACTCAGAGCGTTCACCATGCGGGCCGATAAGTCTAGCGAAGTTGGACGCAGGGCCGCGAAGGCGTGTGTCTGTGGCACCCGTTGGAGAGCCTAGCACTGTCTGGCCGCACATAAACGAGCCGTCTTCTTGCCAACCGAAGTTAACAAAGTCCAATCCTGTTGGTGCTTGCTGTTGCACCATCGTCAAGTAATCCATCAAATAGCTCCTAACTTTTTCTTGCTGTCCAGCATTCTTTACGTAGATTTGTTGGTTCAATAAAAATGTAGAAAAGTCTTTACCAATCGTCGCGAGCACAGACATCTCATGCTCTGTCTCTTTCCATCCAGTCATTGGGTACTTCGCAATCATTCGGAATGCAGACTTGCGACTTTCTGAATCGTGATACACACCCGTGATGTGAATCTCGTACTGGCACACATGGTCAAACTCTGTTACCTCTTGGGCTACTTCATTGCCGTTTGCATCAGTCGTTGTGATCTCGGTCTTGACCTCACGCATGATCTGGTTGTTCTGAATAACATAGCCCTTGGGCAGTGTGAACGTGAACTCTTCGCCTTCCTCAGTAACAACTTCAGTCTCAGTAACAACCGATAACTGCGCGGGGCTTGTAATCTTTCCACGGCTTGGGCAACCTTCGCAGCCCTTAGCGCACAACTGCTCAAACTTCGCACACGTCGTAGGCCCAGTGCCGTTCCAACCCTTGAGCTTATCCATGCTTGCGGCTAGATCAAAGTCAGGGTGCGTTCCTGCGATCATGATGACCGCTTCCTGCACATCTGTGCAATGCTTAGCAAGACCTAACGATGCACGCCATAAAGGTTCTTCTACATTGCGACCTGCGGCATCTAACACGCCACCAGAAGCTACAAGCGCACCCACCTGAGCACAACGCCCTGCGACCGCGGTAAGTACAACATCGTTTGTGTTGAGCACTGCATCAAGGATCGATGATCTTGCACCTTTGCGTGATGCTGTTGTCTTTGCATTCTTTGGCAACTTACCAAACCACGGCTTCAATACCGTGAACAACTCTACTGGATCGTAGTCAGGGCAATCACGTTTGCACTCGACCAACTTCCACGGCTGTTGCTTTTTATGATGCGTACCAACTGGACGAAGCACCATCGATGGATCATGAATTTTGCTTGTGTCGATCTCGACACCATGCTCTTCAAGCGCAATGCGAAGCGCGGTAGAAACCTTTATCCAATGCTCTTTCGAAATGTTCTGAGTCATTGGCCAGTAGCAGTGAATACCACGACCGGAAGAGATGACCATAGGCTGAGGCATTCCAATCGCTTTGAGAGCGACGGACATTGCAATCCAACCTTCTTTCTGAGTAGCGTAAGGTTTGTCCTCACCAATATCTAAGTCAAGCGCCAGTGCTTTAAACACTGTTGCGTGTGCTTGCGTGCGGTACCATTTCTGTTTACCGTTCTCTGTGTAGCAGTGATCGGCAAATGCACCAACACCGAAGTAAACAGTTGACTCAGCTTCTGCATCCCACCTACTGATCGCGGCTACCGCGTCATCGATGTCATAGAATGATCCACGATTCCAAAAAAACCCTCGGGGGTTCTGTCCTGATGGATCAGGCTTATGTATGCAGATAACCAGTTCGTCTGTTTGGGCGAATACGCGAGTAAAAAAGTTTTTTGTGTCCAAGACATGCCCCTAGATGAAAAACCCCGGCATTACCCGGGGAGCGTTTTACATTTTTATTTTATTACTCGTCGAACAAACTGTCGAGCTTTGCCGCTAATTCATCTGACGCTTTTACTGGAGCAACTACGGGTTTCGCCGCCTTGACAGGCGCGGCTACTGGTGCAGGTGTTTCCTCTTCGTAAGCATCGTCGACAGCGGGTGGCGCAATAGCGGCCTTTGGCGTTGGCGCTGCAATAGCAGGGGCCGCCGCTTGTGGAGCAAGTTGACGAGTAGCTACTTTAACAGAATCACTTCCAACTAAAGTGTCAACGCGAGAAATTGCTTTCTCTGGAACGTAACCTTTTTGCTTGAATGTAATCTTGGGGTAACTTGCCGCGTCATCAAAACCCAACTCGGTAATTACTTCTTCAGGGCCAATGCCGTAGTTACCTAAGTCCTTAAAGTATTCACGCAGGGCTTTCATACCGCTGACAGGTACAGTAAGGCTGTACACCTTGGAAGGATCAGCGGCGGCTACAACAGCCAAGTGGCGTTGGTCAGCACATATCTTAGACTTAGCACCAGACATAAGAACCTTAGAGCCAAGCACATTGTTGGGGCAGTCCGCGCAACTAGCGTGCACTGGTGACTCAAAATTAGCATCAGGCTTTAGGCCATCACTAGAGCCACAATCTGGTCGAACGTTCTCCGCAGACGCATCAAACGCTTTGGCATAAAACACCTTGGAAACCCTAGGGTTTGCACCTACGATGATGGTGTCTAGAGTGACGCCAACTGTTGTCTCAACACCGTCTTCGCTCAAGCGATAACGCCCTGCGCGGATGCTGATTTTTGGAAAACTAACGCCGTCGCTACCGACGATCGCAGATGCCACTGTTGATTTAGTGCCCGCTTGCTGACGGGCGGCTATACGGGCTGCAATGTGTGCAGGTACTGTTTGAATGTTGCTCACGATTATTCCTTTGCTTGAGCTTTACGAAGATTAAAAACACGGATAGACGAGAAATTTACGCCGGGAGGAGGAGCGCCATTGGCTTCAATGAAACTCTTTACCCCTAGCTTCGATGCGCGGGCTTCTACCATGTCCCAAGCATCGGTTTCCTTGCAATACGCAAAGAACTCTTCGCGCGACGCAACGGTCGCGGTGTGGTGTGTCGACCAATAGGCCGTACCAGAATTTGTTTTAACTGTCTCGAGACCGTCTTCCTGCGCTTTGGCAGTCATCCAGTTCTCAACGGCTACAAGCTTTTCTGTCAGCTTGGCTTTGGCCGCTTTATGCTCACGCTCTAGAGCGTCGATAGCATTGCGCACCTGCAGATATTTCTCTGCGGCTATTTCATAGTTCATAAGTAAGTCCTAACTGTTTAACTAATCGTCACTGTTGATGCCTTGCACCAAATTTAAAAACTCCGCCAATGTGTTCTGCTTTGCGCGGAGTCGGCGGTATAACTCTGCTTCAAAGCCTGTAGCCCATATGTGCCATACAGTCGTTTTGCCAGTTGTTGTCAACCGGCGAATCCTCGCATTAGCTTGCTCGTACTGTTCAAGTGAATAAATGGGAGCAAACCAAACAATATCTTTTGCCCGAGTTAATGTCAATCCGTGTGCCGCAACCTTCGGGTGAGCCAACAAAATCTGTGGCCTGTCCGTGTGCTGAAAGTCGTTAAAGATTTGATTGCGTTCGTTTTTGTTAACGTCGCCATGCACCGATGCAACATCGAATCCATCAGCAGTTAACTTCGCCTGCAATTGATCTTGTACGCCTCGAAGCGGCACAAAGATAATAACCTTATCTCCGATCTCTGTAAGTAACTCAGTGAGTGTATTATACCTCAACGAGCCATCGATTGCAATTCGACCGGTCTCGCTATACACGACACCGCAACTAATTTGCAACATCTTGCTTAGCACAACCGCCGCATTCGCAGCAGTCACTTCACCAGCCGCAAACACAGTCACGGCTTTGTCTTTCATTTCCTTAAACGCTTTTTGTTGTTGAAGTGTTAACTCTGTCTTGCGACCAACGAAGTTAGTGTCAGGCAAATCTTTGCACTCGTCAAGTGAGAAACGTATCGATGGTTGTAAAACTTTTTTACATGTCTCAAGCGCGTCTTGCCGTGGCACCCAACGAAACGTTGTGACCTTTTGCATCACCATGTCTTTAAAAGTCGTAAAACTTTTTGGGCATGTAGGTGAGTCAACAAGTCGTGCTAGTGTCCATGCGTCTGCAGGTGTTTGCGATATAGGCGTACCCGTTAGCATCCACAGCCATGGCTTGTGTGCTTGCATCCACTTAGCAAAAATCTTGTAGCGTTGTGAGCTCGGAGACTTAAGCGCAGTGGCTTCGTCATAGATCACAACGTCAAAGTCTTTGATGTCAGCGGCCATGTTACTAAAGCCATCATGGTTAATGATGAAGTATTGCACCCCGGGTTTCTCAAGCAACTGTCTGCGTTTTTCCTTCGTGCCAGTGACAATCACAAACATGCGGTGAGGCAGGTGGTGCTTAAGCTCTCTCCCCCATACAACAGTCAGCGTTGACAACGGCGCGATGATTAAAACTTTCTTCGCTATACCTTCATCAAGCAAAAAGTCAGCGGCCCAAATAGCACTGATGGATTTACCAGTACCCGGTGCGTTAAGACACAGGGCACGCTTGTGTGTTGTGAGAAATGCAGCGGTGTCTTTCTGGTGATCCATCGGTGCAAACCGAGCGGGCCAGTTGTAGTAGTGCGTGATGGGAGCAGGGACACTGAAGCCCAAGTTCTTCAGCACAATTGATTCGTCTACGCCATACGGCACAGCAAGCATTGACTCACCATCATGCATGAACTGTTTGGCATGCGGCATCAGAGACTGCACCATTGCATTCTCGTTGCTGTTAATTACGATCCTACGTTGATCTGGTATTACAAGCATGTCAGTGCAACCCAAGCTTTAAATTCAATTGTCCATACGTCGACAGACGTTTCGCGAACGATCCACACTTTGGCACCGCATCTAGTCAACGTTGATATTTCTCTCTCTTGGTTGGCTGTAGTCGTTCCCTTACCGTACTTGGTCTCAACAGCAAACATAGAACCATTAACGCAGCCCACAAAGTCAGGAATACCAGACCGACCATAGCCATTAGCAGGTGGCATAAACCACCAACATAAGTCTGCGTCCTTAAGAACATCTTTGACAATTTTCTTAACATCAGCTTCATTCTTCATCTCTTACCTTTCAGTCGTGCGTCAGGGCAAATATCTTTTGCCGCGCACCATGGGCACAAGCCCGACGGTTTTGTTTTGTATACGCCAAGTTCAATTGTGTCCTGCACCTTTGCGAATCGAGGCTTCAGTGCTCGCCACATTGAGTCTAGAAACCTACGTTCGTACACGGCGTTTGTTGTCTCGTTGAACTTAAGCCAGATGAATGATGTCTTGACCTTGGTGACTTCTGGGTAATGCCAGAACACCATGGCCGCAAACAGTTGCAACTGTGTTGGGTTTTCTTTTACTTTGCCTGTCTTGTAGTCAAGGCAGTACGCAGTGTCGCCATCCACAACAAGCACATCAGCAATTGATCTGATCCACACATCTTTAGCAAACCAATCAACAGGCTTGAGGTCTGCGTTGACAGCCATCTGATGCTCAAACAATTTCTCGCCCGGACGTTTCATGATGACGTCAACAACGCTACCCCATTGATCTAGTGTGCTACGCCCTTCAGCAGATAGTGAGTCCATGTCAAGCACGCCACGGCCTTTAGCTTCTAGCAACTTGTGTACACGATCTCCATATTCGGACGCTTCGTTTGATGAATTGGGTACGCGTTTAGATACGTACAGATAATCAAACTGGGCCTCGCATGTTTCAAATGTTGATAGACGACTAAAAGACAGCGGCATTACTTGGGTCATAAGTTTCCTATTTCGCCGCACCATATGACGGGCCTACACCCGTCTCACAAGATACGGGAATGCTCCGACACCACTTGGGTGTTAGAGATAGGCACTCTTCCATATAGGCGCGTGCTTGAGTAAGTTCTTCATTTGGTACTACGCAGACTGCTTCGTCATGGACTGACAGCTTGACGGGGTACCGTTCGTTGATACGTGCAGTTTGCCACATAACGATCCGCATTGCAGCATGTTGTGATAAATTTTCTACAACTTTCGGGCCAAAGATGCGTACACGTTGTTTGCCCATTAAATACGTCCACTCTTTGCCGTCATACTTTAGGTCGTAGTACATCACACCGGGCTCACCGGGGCGACCAAAGCCGTCCTTCTGCGTGATAAACCACCCGTTTACATCCACAGTCATCAAGCTACAACCATTGGCAATGTCGGGCAGGATTACTTGCTGACACCTACCCCATAGATCAACTACCTTGTGGTGCACAGAGCGGTATAGGTTCACGATGTCGTATGCACGATCGAGGTCAATGGCCTTCACAGCCGGATCAGTACGCGCCGCGATACGCACCATCTCTTGGAAGCGAGGGGCACCGGCACCGTACTGCAACCCGAGCATGGCGGTCTTGCCCAAGAAACGCTCAGCCTTGTCTGCCTTGGTAATGTCACGGCCAAAGAGCTTGGACGCAAAGTCACAGTACAGATCAACACCATTGGCCAACTTCTCTACCACGTCATCCTGTCCGGCCAAAGCCATCACAGTGCGAAGCTCAATGTTGGACGAGTCACCTACAAGCACGGTGTGTCCGGCGGGGGCAAGCAGAGCGTTACGCAAGCCCGCAGACGGCCCACGCGCAGGGATGTTCTGCCAGTTAATGCTGTTGCCGCCTGAGTACCGGCCAGTGGTTTTGGCACCCCAGAAGTTAAGGTACACCGGCAGGGGGCCACGCTTTGCAGTATCCACGAACTTGAGCGCACGGGTTTCTGCAATGGTGGTCTTGACACCAAGGCGTGCGGCTACCAGTGCCTGAACGCCAGAGTCTTCGTGGTCGAGCAAGTCAGTAAAGCCCTTGTCACTTTTAGCAAAAGCGAAGGTCTCACGCCCTGTTGCGGGGCTTATCTTCTTAGGCGGTATAACGCCAAGCAACTCGAGCTGTTCTGCAAACTTGTCGTTGGACATCAGCGTATCCTTGCCGACAACTAGCGAGCGCATCAGGTCTTCCTTGCGTGCAACTTCCTCGTGGTACAGCCGCTCCATCACAGCAACATCGCCCACAAGCATAGGCTCTGTGAACATACGCACAGTCATGTCGATCAAACGAACTTCTAATGGCGGCGTAAAGGCGTCCATCTTCTCACCGATCGCACGGCACAGCCATGTGTCATGCTTGCAGTAATCTGCATACGCCTCTAATTCCATGGGATTAAAGTCTTCTCGGCGTTTGCCTAATGCTTTAACAACCTCAGTGCCCTTCGCAGGGAACCCAAAGAATTTAGTTAAGTTAGCAAGTGAGTGTGAGACTAAATAGGGGTAGAGCATTCGGCTTTGCGGGAGTGTATCCATCCATAGCCTCGGTCGTATACCTAGTCGTTGCGTCAGCGCGTAGCCGTCGAACAAAGTATTGTGGCATCTTACGGCGGAGTTACCCCAGTCGTAGTTGACGTGCATCCACTCAAGAATCTCTGCTTCAGTGCCGCTGAACCATACGGGATCACCGTCATTCTTCGCAACGCATACTCCAATGAATTCAAACCGTTCGTCGGTTATGTACGCATCAGTCTGCATCTTTGACAAACTGAATTGTGCATCGTAGTACGTCTCAATATCTACAGTGAGTATGTCCATTAGTTTAAGTCCATGTTATCAAGTTCTCTGTTGTCCAGAGCTAAGTAAGCGACAGTGTAAATCTGTTCTAGCTTCTGACGCAAACGTAGAGCTTCCTCAGACACAATGTCTAGTCGGTTTCGTAGCAATCGGCCTTCTGCTTGCGAGTCGGCAAGCATCAGCTCAAGTTGGGAGAGGTCACTAGGGATTCTGTACATTTTGGTTTCCTCGGGTTAACTATTTTATCGAGCACGCGTTTAAGTATCTGCACGTGCATGATGTTGTTTTTGTTGCGTACGATTGATCTACGCACAATTGCCGCACAGCGTTTACGTTCTATGTCAGTGTCTACTAAGATCATACTAACAACCCCATCTTCTGCAACGCAGCTTGCAAGCCTGCTAATCCGCCAACACGTTGGTCGCCAATAAATATCTGCGGCATCTGACGTGCGTCGGGGTAGTTAGCCACGAAATTAGCAAAGCGATCACCCGTTTCGATGTCAATCTCAGTGAACGGCATATCCAACGAACGCAGAATGAGCTTAGCCGTCACACAGTTAGGGCAATTTTCTTTCGAGTAAACAGTTATGTTCATGTGTTCTTCTCCTTCACCCATGTGCAATCAAAACATATCTTCATCATCCAACGAACAAACCAATTTGGTTCGTATCCTTTTACTGGCCTGTAAGAAATACCTTCTCCTTTACGACCACCAAACAAGTAGCAAACCCATTCAGACCTTTCGGGTACATGAAATTTATACGAGCCTTCAGCTTTGTATTCATCATCAAAGCGAATTGTTCCGCTTATTGGTTTATCCATTGTTCTTCTCCTTGAGTTTGGCTTCTATGGCTTCCAATGTAGAGGCGGCAATGCGGATAAACCCAATGGGTGTTTCGGGATACCAATGTAAAACCCACACACTATCTTTTGCCACAGCCTCATGCCATTCCTCTGGTGAAATAAAATCTTCAGAGTCATAGAACTGCTCAATAGTTTCGTAAACATCACGATGTTCGTTGTGGGATAGGTGTAAACCGCATTTGTGTTCTGGTAACCAATTCATAAATTCTTCTCCTTCAGTTTGGCTTCAATGGCTTGGGCAATATTGACTGCTCGTAATCCTGCGACCATATAGGCATTGCCGTTGTCAACCATGACTGAATTTGTTTTAAACGCATGTTCAATCTCATCATCCGTCAGCCCTACCCATGTGCGCTGTGGTGATGCTTCTTCAATTCTTTGTTTTAAAACATCGGCTCTGTGCATACCAAGTTCATGTGGTTTGACAGTTTCCTGAACCCACTCGGTTTTGTCTAACCACACCTCAAGTGCTTTTTTGTAATTAGGCTCTGGCTGTGCCAAGGCTTCTTTGATGGCAGTGATGGCTTCTACTGCCCATTGTTGATATTCGTAGTCCATTGCTGAAACATGAGCTATTTGTTGTAACGCATCCCATGCAAGGCGTAATGCTTCGTCTTTAGTCATGCTTGTCCCCTTGCTCGGATGGCTTCAGCCGCACTTGTACAACTTATTATTTTTCCTGTCTTTGAAGCCGCTTCTAACATTTGCGCACACGCCTCACGCTCGGCAGAAGCGACAAGAGAAGCAAAGCGTTCAATGACAGGATGAAACACAAACTCCGCCATGCCTTCAGCTTCTCCCGCCTCTCGTGCCATGCGAATAATGTCTTCTCTGTTCATGCTTCCCTCGCCTTCAGCATGGCGTCTGCCATAGAGTATGCGTCCATCGAGATGCCTGCCATCCAATCATTGTCGATAAGATGGAACTCTTCCGTAAGAGCATTTTTGAGTAATCCCTGCATAGCCTTAGCCGCAAAGTAGTCGCGCAAGGTCATGCCTTGGAATGGTTCACCCCATCCATTAAAGCCTTCATTGGGGAATGCTGGTTCATTCATGGATTCTTCTCCTGTATAGCACGCTCGACGGCTCTACCAAAGTCTTCTACACTGCCAAACTTTTCTGAGTTGGTATCCCACAAGTGGTAAATCTCTTCTTTGGTCAAGCTAACCCATTCACGCTCGGTCGCCTTCATCTTGTACAGCAGGATAAGTACTGCAACGGTTATCGGTGCAATTAGAAAGTAAATTAAATCGTTCATAGCTTTTCCTTTGTTATCTCAATAATCATAGGGTCTAGTAAATCTCTGGCGTACTTCAGTGCTCTTTTTTCTGCGTCGTCGCCGACAACATACTTTTCAGTAACCCACCTAAAGTCGTACCAACGGCGAGATTCAACAAGCCAACCGTCTTCGTACTCCCAATGCCTTTTAATTCGTGCTCTCATTTGCTTACCTCCACAATAGGTCTCATTTTTCGTTGACGAAACTCTTCACGAACAAGCTCAACAGCTTTGTCCATATCTTTTACAGTAATCAAGTCCATCTGCGCGTCATGCAATTCCATGACAAGGTTTAGCGCATTCATCTCAGATGCTTTTAGGATAAACCTTCCCGTCTCAACACCTCGTCTACCAACATCACGTAATGCATCAAGCCCTTCGCTAACTACGTCTGCATATTCTCTTCCAAAACCCAATCGATACAAAGCTTCAGTGATGTTTACTGTGGCAATCAAAGTATCAATGTCAGCACGCGTCGCCAACCCTTTAGTTAAGGTTGACATTGCTAAATGGTTCTTGATCTTGAGATCAACCAAATAGGTATCGTACTTGGCTACCGGTGTCATCCCCTCAAGTACATACCCAATCGGGTTAACCAATACGCTACGAGGTCTATACTTGCTGCGTTTGCGCATTTTCTACTTCATACAACTTGTGAATGTAGTGCAATGCTTTGTTGCCGTCATCGCTTCCATCTTTACGTCCGGCACGCATGGAGTATTTAATGATGTTGCCTTTCAGAAACCCACGGAACTCCTCAGGCGTTAACACCGCGGCCATGACACTCCACGGTTGCACGGGCATGTCTTTGTAGTGCGATCCGCCAATCTGCAAATCGTCTGCGTTCTCGATCATCTCAATCATTTTTCTCATCCTTCCTAATTACCTGTTTAAGATTACGTCCAGTTACTCTGTTCGTCCAACATGACGCACATATCCACCTCGATGGGCTCATCTGCACGCCGCCCTCCGGCGGTCGTACTTCTTCACATTTATTACAAAGTTGTAATCTATGTACGGGTTGTTGGCTACCAATGGCCAAGTGATTGTTTACAAAATTACTCTTCATCATCTTCATCCCAAATATCCTCTGACCATACAAGTATGGGTGTTTCTGGGCCCAAGTAGCCACCTTCGATGTTGAACTCAATATGCTCACGTGCTTCTTCGTGCGACATGCCATCGCGTTTTTTAAGAATTTCTCTGATCTTTTCAGCATCGTAAACAAGTACGTTAACCATTTGCTTGTCTATACGTACATACGCAGGGCCGATAACGGCTTCCTCATATCCCGGATATTTAATCATTGCTGTGGCACCTTCAAAGTTTCTTCTAGGGGTTTCCACCCGAAGCGACGCCATACAGACTGCACATCTGCACCGGCAGTCCAGACAAAACGTTTGTCGTCTGCAGGGATGACGGGGAAGCACACTGAACGAACAGGTATGCCTTGGTGAATGATTGGTTCTGGGTTCATGATAGTACTCTTTACACAATTGGTTTAAAACAGATTGATCCAACTACTTCACCGCGATTAACGATGTCGTAGTGTTTGCCAACGCTTTTAGCGCCGTTACGTGCCATGTCACTTAGTACTACAGTTAGTGAACGTCCCAGTGTGGAAACGTACACGACAAGGTTCTCTTCGTCGACGGACAACCACTCTCGGTCTTGGTCGATGTTGACACCCAGTTCCTCAAAGCCTCGCACGAGTTTCGTCTCGATACGCGTCAAGCGATACTGAATGTCTTTTTCTTTGTTGAAGGATGTGTTCATGTTGTTCTCATAATGCTACGGTAACCCGTGTGCCGAAGGGCTCACGTGGATGGGAATGGCCGATGTCGGCCCAGATGACAGGATAGGTTGGCTCCGCGCATTCGTCTAAGTTGCCCTCCATGTCAGTGAAGAAAATCATGCCGCAGTAACGCTCGTCTGATTTGTCAAGGTGCTCGAACACTGGCTGAAAGCGCGTACCGCCACCGCCCTTGGGATGCAGGGCAAGCATGTCATCACGCTCGAACCGCTCGATGTGCGTAACGTGGTAGTCGCAGTAAATAACTTCTACGAATGATGGTTGCAAGTCGTCAACGATCGCCTGAATCTCAGCGGCAATCTGGTTGCATTCCTTTGGGCCCATCGATCCCGATGTATCAAAGCCAATAGCCAAGCCACCGAGTGAGTCAGTGCGAAGCGATGGCAAGTACAAGCCAGAGCCAATGAAGCGACGAGACGGGCGTGTGTACGTGTAGTCAGCGGCAGACGATTCAGTCATCATGGAACGAGTCACGTCTTGCCACCGCACATGGGGTTGGCCTACGTTGTCAAGCACACGATCGATCAAGCTAGAGCCCTGACCACATTCCTTGGCCATACGAGCTGCGGCTACAATAGTTGCCTCCATGTCCACACGAGTAGCATCATCTTGAGCATCCTCGAGATCACCCTTGCCATCGAAGCCACCTGCATTGGGTTGGCTTTCCTCATCGCCATCACCATCACCTGAGCC